CTTAAAGTAAGAGTACCGTTAGCCTTATTCCATACACCCGTTGCTCCCGTAACTGTTACCGTATCAGGAAGTGCATAACCATCTGCCGCTGTATATGTCAAAACTTTTGTTTCGCCTACTGCAATAGTCGTCGCATTTCCGCTTGCGGCTATTACATTTGTAAGCGTTGCTGTTATCGTATGAGTATTCCCAACAAATGCCCCGTCGTAGGTCAAAACCGAGCCTGTCAATTTTACCCCCTTTGCATACGCCGTTTTCCCGCTCAGTATATCGCTTGCAACCGCTGTAGCGTCCGAAGTGTCAACGCCTGTAGGCACGTTTACGTTCGCATTTGCCTTGCCCGAAACATCAACAACGCCGTTCTCAGTTATCTGAATAGTCCCGCTCGGAATTACGTAGTCAGGGGGAATTGCTCCGATAGTAACTTTACTCAGTCCCGCATAATTCGCGTCAGGCGTTGCCGTTTGTTGCGTTTCGGACGGTGTGACTGTCTTTTCCTGTAATTGCGGAACTACCGTAATATCTTCGGGGCAATATTTGCCTGCCGTTTTTAAAAGTACACCGTCTTTATTCTTTAATATTATCGGCATTTTCCACCTCTTTTTCAATAGGGATTTCTGTTTCGGTATAAGTCGGCGGCGTTAAATTGTGTTCGATAAACCATTCGTCGCTCCAATCCTCGGCGATATCGTAATTCATTCCGTCTTTAGAGTTCTGAATTTTTACGTTTTTATCGCTATATCTCCGCACGTGATTTCCCGAAAATACTTCTTCTACTATCATTCGCTAACCACCTCACTCGCTTTATAAATGTAATTGGCATATGTAGACCAATTTGTAGCCGCTATCCATTGGTCGTATAAATTATCGGGAACTACTATTTTGCATATTCTGTTTATATTATCAAACGTATTAGAATTCTTTAAAGCAGGAACGGCTGTTGCTTGCGAGAAGTCGTATTTTGTTAGAGTGTGACAAGCCCTAAACGCTGAACTACCAATACTCGTAACTCCCTCAGGTATTGTTATACTTGTCAAAGAGTAACAACCATAAAACACTTCAGCACCAATACTCGTTACTCCATTGGGTATTGTTATACTTGTTAGAGAAAAACAAGAATAAAACGCTGATGCACTAATACTCGTTATACCAGCCAATCTTGCAAATGTTAAAAAATAAGAAGTACTCGACCCGAACACATTTTGCGGAACACTACTCCCCGCCCATTTTATCATATAATCGCCATAAGCAGTATAAGTATGAGAAGTTTGGCTATCGCTTGTTCCGTCGCCCCAATCTTTCACCCCGCTTGCGTTAAACGTAACAGTTAAGCCCGTTGCTTTTGTAACAGTTATATCAAACTCGTTTTGTCCGCTTGCAGTAGTATAAGTCGCTCCGACCATTACGTTATCGTTACCGATTGTAACTTTGTTATCGGTTACTGTTCGACTTGCACTCCATTTTTGGAAAACAAGCCTATCGTGTGTCGGGGCTTCGGGTAATTCGATTACGTCGCCAGTATTACCCTTTTTCTCCATTAATACAGTGCCGTCATAGTCAATTACTTTTACCGTATAATTTCCTGAACCCTGACTTGCCGCACCGTCGTAATCTTCTATCGTTCCCGTGAGTTTCGCGTCTTTCGCGTATGCAGTCTTTCCCAAACGGATATCTGCGGCGATTGCTGTAGCGTCCGAAGTATCTATACCCGCAGTCGCCTCGCCGATAACTTTCTTTCCGTCGACATATGCCGTTTTGCCCGTTATAATGTCACTCGAAGTCGCGTTTGCGTCCGAAGTATCCACAAACTCAACCAATTTATTTTGGTCGGTGTCGAGGGCTTTTATTACGGTCACATTCTGGCAGACTTTTCCGTCGATTTTTAAATTCTTTCCGCTCATAAACTCACCCCGTTAAGTCAATAACGTAACAATTCCGTTCGATACCGAGATTTTAAAGCCGCGTCCGTTCGGATTCAGCGTAACTATACCGTCTTTGCAAGACAGGACGAGGTCGCCGATTCCGACAGCCTCGACCAAACTTGCTTTTATCAATAATTTTCTATAAGGATGCATAGAACTTCTCCTATATCTATTGTACAACAAAAATATGTAAAAATCAACAGATTAATAAATATTATTTTGCAAAATTGAACATATCGACCGTATCTTCGACTTCGCAAGTCATCGACGTAAAATTATACCAAGCAGGATTTCCGACAGCGGACGTTGCCGGCACAGTATACAGACTGTTGTTTTTTATCCACGGAACTGATAAATAATTCCCGTTCACAAGTTTATATCCCGAAGCCTCGACAACCTGATTATTATCAATCAATGAAGCCAAGCCCGCAATACTCGTAATTTTCGTTGCTCCCGCCGACAACCGTTTAAGCCGAATTTCGCAAACAGTATTTCCGCCGTCGTCCGTACCTTTTATGTAGATATTGTGGATAAACGCCTTGATATCGGTCGAACCCGTTACCAAAGACCACGCACGAGTAGACAGTGTTATGTTTATGCTCTTATTCTGAATCGCCGCACCGTTCCAACCGTTGTGCGTGTAACTTACAATCCCCTCGGTGTGACCTTTGTCGGCAAGATAATAAATCTCGTTATTAAAAATAATGAAATTCAGATTGCTCGCAAGCAACGTCGAGAGTTCCAATTCGGTTAAAGTTCCGTTTGTCGCCGTCGACGGATTCGATAACGTAACCGAACGAGCAATATCTTCGTCGGACAGCCCCGCTCCGATAATATCTGAACTATCGATTTCGTGAACGATATTATTAGCCAATAACAGCCAATCCTGAGCGTTTTTGTATATCGTGTTCGCAGTTCTCTTAACAAAGATTTTCTTTGCTTCCTCAATGCTTGCAGAGCCTCTCGTCGGGGGCAAATCCGCATTGATATAAACAAGGTCGACTTTATTAAGAACATTCGAGCCGATAGCCGTTACGGTAGACGGGAATATCGCGACTTCGGTTTTTACGTTTTCGCCGAATGTTTGAATATTTGTTAAGCCCTCGGCAAAATGCACAACTCTAAATGAAGCGTCCGAACCCAAAGTAGTCGAATTCGCTCCAAGGCTGAACGTTGTAGCCGAACCCGTCGAAATCGTTATGATATGATAATCAAAGCCGTCGGTGTAGGTGTGGTTTATCGCGCTCTGCTTGTCGTAGATCGTTCCGTCGCCGAAATCGATATCGTATGCGACTTGCGGAGCGGCAAAGGTCGTACCGCCGAACAACAAATACGTTTTATCGGGATTGATAATAATGTTTTCGTCGATTTGAGCGAGAAGTTTATTGAGTTTACCCGCAGTCGGGATATTCTCGTTATCGACCGTTACGCCGTCCTTGCTGACACCGAAACTATGTGTTGCGGACTGTTCGCCGCTCTTCGTTATTTCGATTTTGAACGCCCCGTTTTCGTTCGTGATAACACACGAATAATTATCGCCGACGCTCTGTTTTGCAAGGAAGTTCGCGATATCTTTTATAAGTGCGACGGACACCGCTTCGCCGTTTTCCTGAACTTTCGGGCGAGCGATAAACGTACCGCCTTTGCTCGTCATAACGTCGTAATTGTCGATTGTCGCGCCGTCGGGGGTAATCTCTACGGTTACGGTCTTGCCGTTAGCGTCGGACGAAGTAATCAGAAATTCGTTTTCGAGCATTGCAAACTTTGCGTTGCCCGCGCTACCCGAATGTACCACATTCACATATCCGTCGCCGACCGTTACGCCTGTATATTTTTCGGTCTGTTCGCCGTCTTTAAGATAGAACGATTTGGAATAAATAGTCAGGTCTGTGTCTGACTCTTCCGTTCCCCAACTATCCTCTTTATTGCCGTTCAAATCGGTGTTTTGGATTTTGGAATGCTTCAAATCGAATACAGATGATTTAGCGAGATCCGAAACTTTTACACCGCTATCTACAAAAGCGTTAATATACGAGTCCCACTTGATTATATGCGCTTCGACCAAATCTTTGCTGTCGGCTCTCGTAGCAATCGGCTTGCCCTCGTATTCAGAGAACGTGAAATGTTTGTTTTCCGCGTCGAGAACACCTTCGCCGAATTTTACGGTATCGTCCGTCGGATCATACATTAAACCGTATACTTTGGACGAATTTTTCTTAATAGCAAGACCTGACAATGCCGCGTTGAGTGGTTCACCGTCGATATTTGTAACGATTATAGCGTCTTTTACTTTTAAAGACTGTACGTTTTCATATGTTGCAGTTCCCTGAACGGTAAGATTGCCCTGAATCGTCATATCTCCGACAATCGCACCGCCGCCCGCACCTATTTTTTGGTCGAGAGCGGCTTGAGTTGCCTTAGAAATCGGTTTATCTAAGTCGGATGTGTTATCCACTTTGTCTAATCCGACTTGCTCTTTCGTAACTTTGTGTGGATTATTTATATTCGATATGTGCTGAATCAGCCGAGTACCGATACCTTTTAAATCTTCAAGATCGGAACTGTCGACTTCGCTTACAATTTTTTCAGATAAACTCTGCCAAGCCTCAATATATTGAGTATTAGCACTCGTCTTTACAAAAATCTTCTCAGACTCTGCAAATACACCCGTAGCAATCGTAGGCGGGTTAGCCGCAGAACAATAAACAACTTTTGCGTTTGCGAAAGTGTTTTCTGCGGTAATCTTTTCAAGCGTTTCAGGCAGAACGCAAACTTTTACAGCATTATCGCCGATAACGTTTCCGATTTTCTTGATTCCGTCGGCAAACTGAATTACTCTGTACAGATTGCCCGTCCCGGAAAACACCAAATCAAACGTATCGTTCGGAGCAGTTCCGCTGATAGCAATCAAATGCGCTCTGTCTTTTGCGTAAATATGCTCAATCGGCGTTCCGTCTACAGTCGTATCTTTCGGATAAACTGTTCCGTCGCCCATATCGATCTGATAGTTCGAGAAACTGCTACCGCAAGAAATATTAATCGTCTTACCGACAAACAATATATACGTTTTGTTCGGATCTATCGCAATATTGTTGTTCAAATCGTCTTTCGCAGTATTCAACTGCCCTAACGAAGTGGCTTCGTCGGCTTGCATAGCGTCGCCGATTTTGATTTCTTTGTTTGCACCGCGCTTTACGATAGTATGCTCTTTGTTGGATTCGGATGCGTTTGCGTAACCCTCTTTATCCGTAGTCTGAGCGTAAACTTTAACATCGGAATTATCGGTCAAATCGGTGCTGTTAGAATCGAGTTTATCGACTTTGCTCGTTAAATGCGAATTATCGACTTTGTAGACAATCTTGTCCGCATATGCCGACCAAGCCGTTTTATATGCCTCGTATGCACTCTCGGGAACAAAAATCTTATCGACATGACATTCATATTTATGTTGTTCGCGGAAATATATATCAAAAACATGCGTGCCAAGTGTAGGAGGCGTTGTTGCCTCAATAGAAATTGTTTTTAAAACCTTACAATTTAAAAATGCCCATGAATCTATCCTTTGAATGTTTTTCCCGAACTCAATATTTTCAAGTTCGTCACACCCTGCAAAAGCAGATGTTTCAATCGTTGTTACATCATTAGACAAAACAACTTTTTTTAATGCTAAATTCTCGGAAAACGCTTCTTGTGGAATGTTAGAATTGCCGATCGAAAGATAAACAATCTGAGGATTGTTCTGAAACATTTTCGCATAAAGCGTATCTACACTTACTAAATGATATTTTACATCGTCCGTATATTTATGAGTTACACGAGTTGTTCCCCCAATTTCTTTAGTATTATAATCTTTTGAACCATCGCCAAAATCAATTCTGTTATTTTCTATTAAAGCCTTTACTTCTTCATAAGGCTGCATCCCGTTTAAGGGAAAGGGCTCAACTTCGCTTGGTCCGCCGCCGACAGGTGTTCCTATAACCGTTTTCGCTATAATATATGTTTTGTTAGGCGAAATCAATGCTGTTTGAATTAAATTGGAGTTTAACTTTGTTTCAACATCCACGAGCATTTTATCAATGTCGGGTTTGTTCAAAATAAACGCGGGAGATTCTGAGTGTGTTTCAGCCCAATCGGGACGCGTTCCCGCAACGTTTATCGCCGCGTAAACTTTCGTAAATTCACGCATTATATCCTCATACTTAATCGAAATGAGTTGATCGATAACTTTCTGAGCATATCCGACGGTCTTTTCTACGGTTATTTCGGCAGAGCCAAAAGCCTTCGTTTCATCAAAATTCCCTAAAACGTTGTCATCGGGTAAAAATTGTAACGCGCGAACCCACTGCGAATCTTCTCTTTTAAAAATCCACACAGATTGCTGAACTGTATCGTAATAATACCCCGATTTGCTTGTTGTAAATTTAGGATTACCTTCCCCGTGGTCGATATCTGTTGCAGTGTCGATAAGATTCTTGACAGTCGCTTGCCCATCTCCGACCATTTCCTTATATTCAGAGTTTGTATTATCATAAGATATCCCAATCTCATTTGCCTTAAGGATGACGCTCGAATAGTTGTGCTCCCACTGATAGGCAGAGGCTAATTTAACATAGTCATCGGTGGTTATATCTCTTACAAAATACAAATTTGCAGTAAGTTTTCCAAATTTCTGTGTTGCCTCTTTTGCTGAAAAGTGGAAATCGTACATATAATACGACGTTCCCGGCACAAGGTCATAAACAATTTCGCTTTCGTATAACTTTTTAAAAACGCGAAGTTCGCCCTTATCGGAAGTAAAATAGTCGATCGATTGAGTGTTATCCGGGGCTGTAAGGACTAATTTAATAACCCATAAATCAGCACCGTTTACACCCCATCTTTGGATATTTTCGAGATTAGTCCAAAAATCAGCGTCAAGACAGACAGTGATATTCAAATCACTGCCTTGTCTTGGTCTTTCCCCGTGGTCTATTTTAGTTTTCAGTGTAAGATTTTTATTGAAATATAAAAACATATCGCGTTACCTCGTTTTTATTGTAGCACAAATTTTGTAAAAGGACAAGAGTTTTGATTATTATTTTTTAGTAAAAAATTGTCCCGTCGCGTAACCTGTATTTTCATCTGTATCTATTGTTCCGTCAGGCTTGAGATAATTCTTCGATTCGCCTATTACTTGATGATATTCGTCGAATACTCGCAAGTCTTTTTTCTTGAGCATAGACAGATATATTTTTCTCGAGAAATTATCGTCTATATTTACGCCGAATACGAAATGGCAATAACAATTGTCGGGATTGTAATCAAACTTTGAAACATATCCCATAGAATCCACAGAAGTTGTATATCCGTTCTGAGAATCGTCTAAATACCAAAAAGACAAGGCTTTCAATTTTGTGGCGGTTAAATTAGGATTATATTCTATGATATATTGTTTATCTCCTGTTTGATAAGCCTGAACCACGGAAAAACATTTACCATCTGCCGATATTATTGTCTTTATATAACGATAGAAATCGTTTGGAGTTGCCAAATAAAGATCGTCAAAATTTACCGCAGTAGTATTCGTAGATAATGTTTTTTTGCAATCTCTCCACACACCTTTAAAAATTGTGCCGTCCGCATTTCTTACCTCATATAAAGATGGAATTTCTATATATGAATAGTTAGTGTAATACAATTGCGAAACAAAAAACCTTGAAACTCTATTTACAAAATCAAAAGATGAATCGTTTTCTATTTCGCTGTATTTATACGAATCTTTTAATAATTGAGGATTAAAATTATTTTGAGTATTGTACCGTAAAAACATATTTTTGTGATATGTCGCGTATACTGCATTGTCATTTATTATTTCGCCGCCAGAAACAATACTATGCAAAGTAGTTATATTTAATCCATTCCAAGATTTTCGTTTATCGGTATTATATAATGGGCGTTGATTAAGATCTATTCTTATATAGAATGATAAAGGATTAGAAGTATTGTCCGGGAGGGAAACTGTTTTGTTATTATATTGGAACACAAAAGTGCCTTGGCTATGTTCTTTTGTTGTATAATTGACATCAGTTTGATACCCGCCTGCAATATCTCCGGGGATTGTCGGATACCCTCCGTTGAGATTAGAAGATGGATTATAAGCAGTATCCCAATTATAAGTTTGTTGTTCGTCAATTAGACTTGAATAATAAACAAGTGAACTGTTTAATGAAGCCCCAAAATTATCTTTAGATTGATCTGTATCAGGCGTTATAGAACTTACAAGTGAGCCTTTATTTCCCATTCGTAATAATGTAAAAACAAAAGGAATTTCTAAATTTGTAAATGTTCCTAACGAGGGATGATACCACATTGTCAAAATTCCACATAACTCTAATATCGTTTTGTTTTCTTTAAATCTGATTTTCTCACAGACAAATTTATTTAACATAACTCTGCCTATAGATAAATTTGCGGTCGGGTTTGCAGAAACCAATGTAAAATTAAAAGTAGAGGCAAAATTATATAATGTTGAGTCAACTGCGGAGGTTATAAAGTCAGAAGAAAATTTTAACGTTATTATCGGGCTGTTAAATGCCATTAAACCACCCTCGAATACTTCTGCCGAAAGAAATTCCGAGATAATATACTGTATGCCCCCATTTATCGGATGTGATACATCTTTAATCGTGCTATCAAATTTTGGATAATCTCCAAGCAAGTTTGAAAGTTTCATTATCCACGGGGAAAGTAAAATATTATTTGACATTGTTAAGTTTTCAATTTGCAAAGTCATATCAATAAAAGATTTATTGTCTTTATAAAAATTTTTAAATACGCCAATGCATTGCTTAAACTCATCTTTGTCCCCTAATTTAGGAACTTTAAAAATTTTATTTATATAAAGACTTGCTACAGTATTTGATATCTCTTTTTTTGTGCCACTTTTCCATAAATCTGCTGAATATGATGCTGGCTTTTTCCCAACATAAAATCCTAAAGTTTGCTTATCCCCTGTCGGAGGATTATTATCAATAATAGAATAATAATCTTGCTTACTTCCAGAATAATCTGAGTTTGCAGGTTCTAAAAAGAATTTCCACGGTTGGTTCTGCCAATTAGTTTTTGTTATTTCTTCACCATTAATATATCTTGCAACAGATGTATTAGAATCATCACCTATAAAAGGCTCGGCTTTTGAAATGTAAACACCTTGAGAAAAATTATCGTTTAATTTTAAATTAAAACACATTGAGTTATTTGCAACAAACGCGTTTAAATCAGAAGAAAAAAACTCCGTTCCCCCAACAGGTCTATCCCCGGGAATTCCACTTTCGTCAGGATAATTATATATATATTTATTTGATAGAATATAGGCGGTATCTACTTTTTTAGGAGTAGAAAAAGTTTGTATGCCTACAATATCATTATAATTTAACGATGAAAAACAACTTATTAAATCGTTTAAAGCATTGCTATTATCAGAAAAATAACTGTTGAATAAATGTTTATTTTCATAATACAACTCATCTTCCGACCAATAAATATATTCCTTTTCGTTTTCGGCACGTTTTACACTTTCGTTGTATGACATTAAGTTCCACGTTCTGTATTTAGCATAAACAGACGTAAACCAGTTTTTTAAAACGTAATTCTTTATGCCATAATAAATACATTGAACACAATTATTATAAATCGAATATTCCCTGTGGTATATTACGACATCATCTTCATAACTTGAACTGTAAACACTTGCTAAAGGCTGTAGTAACTCCTGCGTTTCATCATTTGGATCGTAAAACGTATCGTATCTTGCATTTATCTGTAAGGCTTTATTCCCAAATCTATTTACCTTTTCGTTTTGGAATATTGCGTCCTGTTCAACCAAAGTCAATGATTCCGAAACGTTATCGTTTATTGTTATATCATCTCTGCGGTTCTTTTTAGAATGAATTATTGCACCATTATAAAATCCCTCATAATCCACTATAAAGAACAAACCTTTAAATTTAAGACTTGCATTTGTGAACGGACTTTCAACTGTGCTGAAAAATGTATTTACAGTACCGTTAGAATTATCACTAATGCTTGTATTTATAAGTTGCGTCCAAAACGACGCGTCTAATGACGAATATACAGTGCAACCTTTACCGAATTGCTCTGCAACATATTGTGCGGTATAAATGCCATACGGATAAAAATAATCCATTTTTGACACAATATTTTGAACCGAAGTATATTTATTGTCATTCCAAAATGTCGGGTAAGTATAAATATCTCCCCAACCAGTTATATATCTTGAGCCTATATCATACCCGACCGTACAATATTTATACTTTGCCATATCATCAATAGACTTCGGCGGAGTTTTAACTTGCAAATTCTCCCAGTCTTGGCTTAATAAATTACGCTCGGTGTTGAGTTTAACCAATTTTGTAATGTCTTGTTTGCAAAGCATTACACCATCTTGAACACCAGTTACCCCCTCGGGTTTAGTCACTGCATTTGCATAATTTACCTTTATATCTTTATAATAGCAAAGATAAATTTTACGAATTTTATAAATAGGCATACCAACTTCAAGACGCATATTTGAGATAGTCATTAATGCGTTGTCGCTGTTTCTAAAGCCGACATACTCCACAGAACGGCAAGTTCTGTCTTGAACTAACGCATCGGAATAATTACGTCTTAAATTGTCGCAATGATTGTCACTTGTCCGCGTACCTGTAATAATATTTACATATCTCTTATCAGCATTAAATTTTCCGTTCCGTTTCGAGATATCCATACCGTATATAACATCGTCTTTCACATACGGGATCATATCTTTTACGAGAAAGAGTTTTGATAATAATACTCTCAAAGACGGAGCGTTTAACACGAAATCGGGCGTATAAACATTCCCGAAAACTGCTTCTAAGTCGCTACTTACTGTATATTTTTTCTGTGTTGTCCATTTCCCTACGCCCTTGTCTGTAATAGCATCAGATGTTTTTACCTTATACGTGGGAGAATATAAATTTACAAAACGAAGTATATGAATCCACGTGGAAGTCTTTGTAGAAGTTATCGGCTGAGTTATCGAAATATTCGGCAACTGAATCGTTTCGAGTTTTTTCGTTTCGCTCATCAACTCGATTTTATATTTATAAGTACCTGCGCCAAGTTCGTCGCCGAGCCTTAAAACTTCTTCTGTGAATTGGTCCACAAGCAAATGCTTATAAAACTTCGGTTGCGGATTGTTCGTGTCAAACGGATAGCCTTTGAACTCATAATTTGGATCCTTAAAAGAATAAATATAAACGTCGTCGTAAGGCAATAAATCGTTTATCTTTTCTACTCCGCTTATAACAATAGAGCCACTATCGAGAGTTTCATTGAATTCTTCTGCGAAAGTAGCCCCTTGTAATATATCGTATTGTTTGCCGTTTATTGTTGCTCTTAAATTCATAATTGCCCCTTTAATTCAGAGTGTTTTGTCCCTCGTTAGATAATCCTAAACGTTTTGCTTGGAACTGCGTCTGAGCGTTTGTAGCGTTTAATTGCTGATAATATCCGCTCATTTTCTGCTGATATTGAACATATTGATTCAGTCCATATCCGAACCCGCCGACCGACGCTCCAAGAACCGCGCCTACTGCCGTTCCTACAGGTCCGAAAACGCTTCCTGTTTTTGCTCCTACCGCTGCACCGGATATTAAACTATTTGCCATTCCTAAGCCTTTTGTTACGCCCGATTTAATATTGTTGTATACGTTTTCGGACAAATAATCTTCTTTAAGCGAAAAATATCTGTTCGTTGCGTAAGATACGGACGAACTCAGCACTGCTCCTGCTTTTTTGATAGTAAACTGAGCCAACTCGCTGTTTTTTACTTTCGCTAAAGTCGGAAAAGCATCGTCCAACGCTTTTGATAAAATCTTTCTCGGGTCAAACTCTACTGATTTTTTCTTAGTTTCCTTTTCGCTACTATCGCCGCTCCCGCCACCGCCGACGATTCGGATCGTTACAACACGTTTACTTGATTGAGCCGCCATAATTCACCGCCTTATTTTGCGAAAGATATAGATACTATCGGTAAATCGCCTAACGAAGCCTCGGAGTTAAAAGATATAAGTTTCATATCTACAGTCATTGCAAGCATATTGCCGAAATGTACTACAATCTTGAATTTTTTATCTATATTTGCAAGCGGAGTAGCGTCCTTTTGAGCAAGTTGTACAAGTTTTAAACAGTCTTTAATAAGTTGACTGTTATTGAAAAGATACGTCGATAACCCACAAGAAAATGAGCCTATTCTCGCTATAGAATCCGCAATGTCGTGCGTTCCGTAAAACGCCTGACTGTCAACGTCGTTATTAAACTGACAGTAATTTGTTATTGCGTTTACCTTTTCTGTATGTTCCTGCTGATTTTTGTCTGTGTATATATACTCAAAACTTATCCTTGCAATGTCTTTAGCGATAACGAACGTGCCGCTCATCGCCATAACGGCGGCAAAGCCTTCGTATATTTCGTTGAAGTTCAATATAACCGAAGGCGTTTCGTATATCTGCTGAATGTAATCTATTTGCTCTAAGTTGTATTTCTGTGCGTAATCCGACAACAATTTTTGACAAACAAAGCAGTGGTTATGCTCGGAAATCGCGGTAACAGTGAAACTCAATACAGTCTGCCCGAAAAACGTTGTCGCCGGCGCGAACTTCACAACAATATAAATGCGATTTCTATAGCCCTCTTTCTTTTCGAGGAACTGCATTTCGTTCGTAACTTCGATATCGTAACCGTCATAAAACGGATCGGTCATTACGTTCGCAATATTGTTACGTATCATTTCTACAAGCGCATTATAATCCAAACCTGCCATTTTTATTCAACCTTTGCCTTTATTCGCGATAAACTGAGCCATTCCTGAATAGATTCTTGAATACACCGATCTACATAATTCTTATGCCGTCCGCTGAACCCGCCGCTTAAATCGACTTCGTTTGCGTAACTGCCGTTTCCTGTATGAACAATTACGCCTTTACGCCGATATAGCGGAATATCGTATATTTCTGCGGGAATATTTATATCGTACCCGCTCTGAGATTCGCTACTGTATTTCGTTATGGATATTGTATTTGCGAGGTTCCCGGACAAACGAACAACGGAAAACTCTGCTTTTAGATTCTTTACGATAATCCGCGCGAGTTTAAGTTTTTCTTTATCCCAATCAATCTCGTCCATAGCCTATCAGCCGCGCAAACTCAAGTAAGTTGTGCGACTACTCCCATAATTCATATATTGATTTTGCTTTTTTACCGGCGATTCCTGAATTCCGTCTACACGATATATATCGTCGCCGATTCTTACGATGTCGTTTTGCTTTATCGCAACCGGAGTTCTCAGATTATCGCCCGTAACTAACGTAATAGTTTTCTGCGTAGCCATAAACGCGCTTTCGACTATCTGATTGTCGCTTGTGTACGAATTGACTTCCTTAGCAAAAAACGTTCCGTTCGGAGTTCGTTTATAGCAAATTTGGTCTGCGGGAATTATTTCTCTTTTATCCACAGACCACCATTCGCACTCTATAAACATATCTCTTCTGCTGTTCCAAAGGTCAAGCATTATTATTCCCCTTTAGACTTCTCTAAATGTTCTTTTATATTTTTTGCAATTTTACCAATCCCAAGCGACATTTCTTCGATTTTATTCTCATAAGTCCATCTCGGAATCGGATTTATCGCAGTTGCGGGTATCTCAAGCAAAAATACTACAACTAAAAACTGAAACAATTCTTTCTGAATACTTCCGACAAAGTTTACTACGACAATCGCAATAAGTAAAGGAATAAACACTTTCGTAATCGCGTCTATAACCCGAGTCCATACGGAAAACATCATTCCTTTTCGGATTGCTTTCAATGTTTTGAGAAAGAATATCGTAATAAACAATATCGCAACGATTCCCCACCCGCCTATTACTACGGGCTTGTTTGCGTTCGGGTTAAATAAATCAAACCGCCATACAAGGAATATAAACGGTAAAATGCCGCCGATAAATATATATAAGCAGAGTCTGAAAATAAATTCCTTAACCGTCATTTTCGACGGCTGGCTCGGTATCTGAGATATGTTCTGATTCGGCGTTTCCGTCGTCACCACTGCCGGCGGTGTCTGCTGGTTGTTCGGCATTTTTCTTCACTCTCTCCTTTTCGTTTATGAATTCCAAAATGTATTTATCGATTTCGGCTTCATCATCGAACTGCTCGATAACTTCGGGACGGTTCTCCATTGTTATAAAGAATTCGTTTATACATTCTGTTTTCTGAATAACGTGCGATTGTCTATATTCATACTCCATAAAGTATTTCGCGTTTGCATACTTCATAGATCCGAACGCCAACCACAACAATATCTGCAACGTGTTCCATATCATATTCGCAAGAATCTGCTCGGAAAATATCGGCTTCAGCATATATAAACCACAGACTATACCGATTGCTACCTTATAAACCATATCGGATGTGTTTACGATCAACGAATAATCTTTTTCCGATTTACCGAATCTGCCAAACGGCTTTCCGAATAGCGACTTATCTTTATTGCTATCGCTCAGAAGATCGCTCGAATACAACTTTTCTATTTTAGCCGATTTCGCGCGTTCTAACTGCTTTTTCTGCTCTTCCGATAGTCTTTCCGGGTGTTCGTCGTAATACCCGAATTTAAAGCCTTTCCACGACAATCCTGCCGTCAATATGATATCTTTTTTCTTCGCTTCAAGATCGATAGAGTTTTTGTACTCGCACCAAGCCTGAAGTTTATCGAAGTATTTTGTGGATTTGGATTTTGCTTCTCCGTAGGCTTTCATAGACGCTTCAAACAACTCGCTTCTACGCCCGTCCTTTATGCCCATTGAGTTCATGCTCGTAGATATCACAACACCGATAATTATCGATAATCCGATACTGCCGAGAATTTCCAAAACCGTTGTATCTCTTTTCGACAAAGAGAAAAAGCCTTGGAAAATATACACGGCAGATACCGCGATTATCAGTAATTTCTGTATATTATCTCTTAGTTTATCGATGAACTTCTTTTTCTTTCCGACAAACACTGTGCCTTGGTCTTTTCCGTCGTTCTTCTCAATTCCACCCATACTGTTTTATCCTCTTAATATCTTCCTTCCAAATCGTGCTTATCGTCCGGTTTTTCTTCTGCCGAAGTGTCCGTCCCGATTGCCTGATTCTTTGCTTCAAGTTCTTTAATTAAATCCAATTTGTCCTGCTTTGCTTTTTCTGCGTCAGCCATTTCCGCATGGACGATCTTCTTTACTTCATCTGCCAAACTCTCTGCCTTTTTAGACTTAGACGAAAGTTCCTGTATAATAGCAAGACGCGCTTCAGGCGTGTTTTCCTGCCCTAAAACCATACAACGAGCCATTGACTGACACGTTTCGGAAATATCGTTTATACTCGTACTGAGCGCGTCAAACGACGGTCCGAACTGCTCGCTAAGGAACGCGGATATACCTTTCGCAACTTCGCTCTTGGTAGCCGCGTCGACTGCTTCGGAAATCTCCTGCGCGGTCTGTGCTTTTATCTTTTTGGATTTCAGCAACGTAATGCAGAACCCGCTACCCATAAACAACGAAATCGCCCAACTTATAAGCGTTAATAAATTTTTCAGAGAGAATATATCTTCAAAGTTGCCGTTCTTAGCGTCCTCGATAAGTCCCAAAATATAGGAAACTTCGGATTGGCTTATCTCGAATTCGGCAGAAACCTTGTTTTCGCCCTCTATCATTGCAAACGTATAAATTCCGTCGGCATTCGCAACGAGTATTGTACCGTTGACTGTTATACTCTTTAACTTAAATAACGAATACGGTTTCGCGTAAACGGTTACAATATCGCCGACGTTACCCGATTCTTTATCGACTATAACATCTCCGTATTGAGTGGCGGCGACTACTACCTTGCAGGGAAATTCCACAACTTCGCTTTCGGATTCGGCAATACTTTCCGGTTCGCCGGTAGATTCGGATTCGATTATGCTTTCTTCTGCCGGCAGAACGTTTTCTTCCGCGTGTGCAACTTTCGGAGAACCGGTTAAGAATATGCAGTTCCCGACTAAAGCGAATAACATCGCCATTGAAGCAAAAAACAAACTACGTTTTTTCATAAATTAATCTCCTGTGACACAAGATTTTTTTACAAAGTCAAGAATTTTAGCGTTCGTTTCTTTGTAAGTTTCATAAAACTTAGCCTGTTCTTCCCTCGATTTGGTCTGAAAATCCGCAAAAGACTGTATTAAATCCCCTACGGTTTTACTTATTTCGGTCTGAGTTGTCTTTATACGCTCCTCGGTATCGAGAATCGTTTTTTCAAGTTCGGATATTTTTGCATTCTGAACCGCAAGGAAGTTCTCGCGTGTGGTTACATAATATCTTCCTCTTTGCGCATTATACATAATAACGTGTCCCTCTCCGTAACTCTGAAGCGGCATTGGCGCATCCACTTCTATCAATAATTTTTGTATCATAACACACCTTATTTTTATTATATCACATTTTTAAAAAAAATCAATAAAAAAAGGCAAAGTTTTCCCTTGCCTTTCAAAAAAATTACTTGCCAAGCAAATTTTCGAGATTTTTAGAGTATTTCCCAACCTCGGTGTCTATCTTGTTATGCATATAACTCTTGTAATTCTCGTTATCGCTTTTCAAAGTATTTATTGCCGCAAGTACGTTCTTTTTCCCGTATTTACCAATAAGAGCCTTAAGTTCTGTAATAACGTTTGCTTTATCCTCTTCGTCCCAATATCTGCCAAACGAGTGCATCGCGCCCGAATTGTCTATCAGATCCGAATACGCTTTGTCGGCATTGTCCGCGTTGAGTTCGACTTCATCGTCGAGTTCATCTCCCACGCTCTGCTCATACATTCCCAAAGCGGTCATCGTGTCTTTATTGCGTCTGTCGATATCACGCTCAAGATCGCCAAACTTCGCTTTGTATTTCGCAACCGCGTCCGTCGCATACTTGCTTCTACTGTCGTTATCATACATTTTGAAATAATCCGCGTTCTTTCTCGCCCGCATCATATTCCTTTTCTTATCTGCAAGGAAATCCGAAAACGACATATCTTCGACTTCATCTTCGTCGATAAGCCCGTCCATATCTTTTGTGATATCGTCGAGATTATACGTAATAGTCGTGACGTCGCCGTCAGAATCGGCTATATTGGACGAAATCACCGAATCGGCAACACTTGCATCGTCAAGACTTAAATCGTCGGTTGCAGCGGGCGTTTCGGGCGTTTCTTCAACGGCGGGAGCAGGTATAGCATAATAATCTTCGACAAGTCTGTCGATATCGGCTTGCGGTTGCATTTTACGCATTGCTTGTAATACTTTCAATGCCTTTTCGTCGCCGTTTTTTGCCGCGTTACGTATCTCTGCAAATTTCTTGTTATTGATAAACGCCATATCTTATTCCTTCTTTTCTTTATCTTCGTCGGTAATAACTATTCCGTCGCCCTGCGGTCCATACACGCAGACAGGTCCGCAATCTTTAAGTCCGAACATTCTCTGCATTTCGATAGACTCCATAACTTCTTCATGCTGTTCAACGGCTTTCTTAAGGTCCTGCAAATCAGTTAAATGTCTTGTTTCGTCGTTATAAATTCTGCCGAATAAATCAACCACACGAGGTGAATCCTGCATTTTTTCAATGCCTTTATGATACCCGTCAATCGCTTCGATTTCATCCTCGATAAGTTTATCGATATAGTCCAACATTTCCTGCTTTTTCATAATTATTTCTCCTTAATTCCAAACATTTTATTGATTTCGGTTTGGCTTAATTCTTTTACAACAGGCTTTTTCTTGAAAACTTTATCGATTTTCTTCTTGCCCGTAATTTGTTTTGTGGTTAATTCTATGTTGTTTCCGCCGTCCATAAGTCACCTCGTTTTTACTTTTTTTAATATATTCTTCATATCGGAAGTCAAATAATTAAGAACTTCTTTTTCGCAACATCCGCAACCACCATAATAGGCTTCGGCAATCGCACAACTGATAGCGGCTGTAGTATCACAATCACCACCAATTGAAATAGTAGTCCTTAAACAATCTTCAAAACTATCCGATATCAAAAAACAAAAAATCGCTTGCGGAACGGTGTTCTGACAAATTTCTTCTGCGTGAATATATGTCTTTCTTAAATTATCATAATCAAAATCAAGATTATAATATTTTTCGACGTATTCTTTTATGAACGCTTTGTCTTTACCTTGCTTTGCGTAATAAATACACATCGCAACAACTTCAGCACCTTTTATTCCCTCGGGATGATTATGAGTAACTTCCGTAACTCTCCGCGATAAGTCCTTAACTTCTTCTTTAGACTCGGCAATCCAACCAACTGCCGAAACTCGCATAGCCGCGCCGTTTCCGTAACTGTTGTATGGCTCGCGTTCGTTGCCCAATACCCAGCATCCAAAGTGACCGCCATATCCCGCCTGTGGATATCTCTTGCCCCACTTTTTTAAAGTATCGATGATATAATCTTTGTCGTTTTGCTTTTTATTTATCAGAACTTCAGCAACGGCACACGTCATAACCGTATCGTCCGTTGCATAACAGCCCTTTCCAAACAATTCAAAATCTTTAGTCTTAATGTTGTTAAACTCATAACGCGAGCCAACAACATCACCTATTACTGCACCTAACATATTTTATATTCCCCTTTGTGTTTAGTTATTTTTGTTTTGCATATTTTTCAAACGATTCAAAATGCGGACAGTCTTTACCTTGACAACGAATTTCATACGGTTTCACATCGTAAAACGCGCAAAACGAATTCTCAGGATCGGTAATTGCTCCATACCGGCATTTCTTACAAACAAGGCTTTTGCTTGTAAAACCTACGTGCATAATATCTTGGTCTTTACTCATTCCCTTACTCCTTTATGTATTTATTTGCTACATCCACAAGTTGTTCGTGGGTGTATTTATCTTTATCAGAGCCTAATATGACTTCGCAATCAATAAAAATTCTACCGTTTGAATCCTTTTCGGCTTTTGTTATCCTATACGTATATCCTCTTTGAAGAATCATCTCATTTTCGCCCGCAAAGTGCGAAATCGATTCTACATATAAACCTTTTGTGCCTTTCGGACAATAAACATTCAGTATTATCGGACGATTTGGCATACCCGTGTTTTTAGCCACTCCTGCCGAGAAAAACGAACGCTGTACAAATTGCTTACCGACCAAATTATTTAACTCCGCAGTTGTCATACTCGGGTTTATATTAATTCCATTCTCTTCATCAAATACGCTATGCGTCCCGCGCTGAACCCAATAATCAAAATCGTATGTGGATAATTCTATAGCATCTGTCATTCCCTCAACGTTTTTAATAAACTCTTCTTTGCTTGTTTTACCGCCGGAATAAGTTTCACCTCTTAAAGGCTCGTTAATGCTTGAATAACTGCCCGTATATCCAATCACTGCGTTTAATGCGGCAGGATTTGAATTTTTTAACGCGGTTATCACCGTTTCGGAATTCGGTCCGAAAATCTTCTTACTTTCGGCTATCGCGTTAAAAACAGGATAATTCTTTGAGCCAATGTATATTGCAGACTCTTTACGCTCAAAACTATATATTCCGTTCCCGAATTTATCTACAATCTCAATCGCAGATTTGTATTTGGAATCGTATATCTCTTTTGCTTTTGCGTATTTTTCTCCCGATTCCACAAAAGAATCAAGAGAGGCAAGTTTTTCTTGTTTATCAGAACCTTTATAATCGAAAAGGAAATAATCCTTTTTAGCCTGAATGTTATCCTTTTTATCCAGATAATCTGATGGCTTTACAGGATATTGCCATAAATTATAAAAGTATTTATTATTTGCTTCTTCAAGCGTTTTATCGTTTTTCTTTTCGGCAAGAACCGACTGCGCTTGCAAAAGTTCTTTCAATTCAGATTCCGACGCATTCTTAATTTTATCGGGATCCAATGTCGGATCTTTTAATAGAGTATCATAAACAGTCTTAGAATCAAGGCCATTAATAACCGTTACAACATCGGGATTTGTAGATATCGTTACCTGATCTGTTCCCTCAGTAGTTTTCAAATCATCTTCCGCAGAATCAGTTTTTGCTTCGGAATATGCATCTACCTTATCCCAAAAATCAGCGTCGTCATCTTCAGAATTAAAGAGATTTAATTCCCCGACTTTCTGCGGTGTAATTACTATATCCGACAACGATAATTTCTTCGGTGAGCCAACGCTCTCGTTTTCGGTATTTATTCCACCTCCGGCAGACGCATTTTCTTTTTTTGTAAATTTACCTTTCTTATCGTGATAAGGATTACCTTTCTTGTTATTTGACTTCGTAACCATATTTATGCCTCGTCAACAACCTTATTTAAATCTCCCCACGTATATCCATCGGCAATCGCTTTCGCTACCGCCTTACCGGATAAATTCAAGCCCTTTTCTTCCGCTTTCTTTCTTAATGCCTTTGCGTTCTCGCTTGTGGCAAAAAGTTTAACAGGATCCGTACTCGCAAGTTCTTTTTCTTCGCTCGTAACGTCAGATTTCGGAGTTTCGGGTGCAACCTCTTTCTTCGGCTCGGGATTCGATTGAGGCTTTTCACTTAAATTTTTAACACCTTTGAATTTGTCTTTTAATTTGCCCGATTTTTTATTTTCTTTATAACCGTCGGTAAGATCTTGAATGGTAAGATTTTTCAATAATCCCTCATAACCCATTTCCTTTGCGACTTTCTCTTTCTTTGAAAACGCGCCGGTCTTACTCTGTGTTTCGCTCGAAAGATTTTTAAACCCGCCTTCTTGTTCCGAATACTCTTTAAAATTATTTATAAGTTGCTCGCGTGTCATATCGATACCCGCAAGAACCCTTTTACCCTCTTCGGTCATAATTACATCGGATTTTTTTACATACGTCAGTTTAACACCACGTAAAAACGGCGGGACAGTCCAACCTCTTGACGGTCCGTACTCCAAAGGCTTCGCGTTCGCCGCGTTGTACGTAAACTTTCCGTCATCATCTCGAGGTTGCATTTTGCGATTCGCTGCTACCCATTCTTTAGACGGTGCTTTCTCGCCCGCTTTCAAAGGCGTGCCTCCGCCCGGGGCTTCCTGATACGATCCGATCGCTTGTTTATTTTTACCTAATATAGCCTCGCCGACGTTCGGCTTTTTCGTGCCTGCCATATCCACACCACCTAAATAATATTTTTATTCATTATCATAATACAACAAAATTATGAGTTTTGCAAGCGTTTTTAGGAAAATTTTTTACAAAAGCAAAAAATCCCGTTTCACAACGAGATTTCCTGCCTGATGTCGGAGTCAAAATTGTATGCCAAAGATACTGTGAATGGTTGCGGAAGCCGGATTTGAACCAGCAATTTCATGGTTATGAGCCATGCGAGATTCCGGGTTTCTCTATTCCGCTATAAAGACTTCACGTGGTACGCATTGCTAAGAGGCGTGCGAAGTTCTGTTGAAAAGTTTTGTCTGCCTTAACGGAGCAAGACGAACAGCCAAAGCCGTACCGTACCCGATTTTAGCCGAGTAACATCAGTAGCCAATAGGTGGAACTACACACCCTTGGCGGAAGATATAGGTGTCGATCCTATTCGTCCCCTTTACAAGGACCTATCAGTTCAGCAAAACTGACCTCTTTGCCATCATTGAGTAATCTTCCGTAAAAAGGGTTTTGTTTTCCGAGTTCCCCTACGCAATTTGAACTCGAATAAAGGCAGAACCCTTTAACTGCCTGTCGGTGCCGTATCGCTCGTTGCTCCGAGCATATACAGCATATCGTCACGCCGCCGCGTCAGAAAGGTTTTTATGATTGGAGAATTACTGTTATAAACGAACAAGTACGCAAGAAAAATTTAAGCAAAAGGGCAAAAAACTTGCGTCAGTAATCAAGAACGCGACGGCGCGAGTAAGGGGGAATGGGAAACGGAAAATATGCGAAAATCCATTTCCTAAGCATATATTATCACAACCATAAAATCTTGTCAAGTGTTTTCTAAAAAGATTTTAAAAAATATTTCAAAAAAAGGCTACCAAACCTTTTCGGAATGATAGCCTCTTTGTGTTAAATTGTTGCTTCGACTGAATTAAGCAGTGTACGGAACAACTTCGTTGCTTATAATCTTCTTGTCGGAAGTTATAGCATAGAACTTAGTTCCGGACTTAACGTTGTCGCCGACTTTCGCAAGTACGGGAGAAGTCAACGTTCCGCTCGAATTCGTTCCCGACGCTACGAAGCAAAGCGCGTTCGGAGGAGTGGTCGTAATCTTGGTTATGTTGTGCGAAGTCTTATCTACTTCGATCTCAAGTTTTACCATAGGAACTTCTGCGGTTTCAGGCGTCGAAGAAATGCTTGCGTAAATACCGTATTTCTTGTTGTCGAGTACGAATACGTCGTAATACATACGTGCATAAATCGTGTAACCGTCGAATCCGTTACCGGCAAGGTTCATGTCGCCGCTTACGATTTTCAACTGCTCGAATTTCTTAATGTGTACGACTGCGGATTTCGCTACCGCAAGGAAGTTAATCGCCGCAGAATCCTTTTCCCAGCCGTAACCGCCTTCATATGCTTTGAAGCCTGTATGAAGCCTCTGCGGAGATACCGTGATAATATCTCTGCCTTCGTAATTCGTGATTTTGTAATTGACTTTTCTGTCTTTTACATCCTCGCCGAGGAATCTCGTCATTTCGGTCGTTTCACGAAGTTTCTTCATAAACGCCGGAGATGCGAAGATAACCTGATCGTTTGCGGGAACTTCGTTTTCCTCGAAATACAGGAACGCACTGTTCAATGCCGCAAGGGCTTTGTTGTCTGCGATCGCTTCGCTTACAACCTTACCCGCATTCGCCGCAATCGTCGAAAGCGTGTACGCGTCGTTTTCGGGGACCATAACGGTTCTCATAAATTCGGATGCCGTAAGCGATACTACGTCGCCGCCCGCTTCCTCGTTATCGAAATACTCGATCGGAATAGCCGCCGCTCTGTCCATCTTAAGGGTTTTTTCTTCCCATTCGACTTTCGCGCTCGTCTGCTTATATCCGAATCCCGCCGATCCGTAATAATTGCCCGAGGGTTCGTCGATTCTTAAATCGCCGTAACCGCCCGCATTATTGTTTCTCGAATAAGTGTTAAGTCCGCCCGTCTGGAATTTTCTGATTTTAACGGTCTTTGCACCCGTGAATTCCATAAACGCGTTGGGGACGTCCAAAGCCGCCGTAACCGATTCCTGTTTGTAAACTTCATCGAACGCTTTGGTGCTATACTTGGTAATAAGTTCTATATTGTTACCGGGCATATAGGTTTCTCCTAAAAAATAAATTTTTTAGTCCAAACCGAATATTTTCCTCGCCTTTTTAGTCGCTTCCTCGTCGGATTCTTCCTCATCCTCTTTGTCGGATTCGTCGTCCGATTCGTCCGATTTTTCATCGGATTTTTCATCGGATTTTTCATCGGGATCATCGCCGTACTCTTTCGCCTTTTCGACTTCTTCGTCGGTCACGCCTTCCGCTTTTTCGCTTTCGTCGTCGGCTTCCCAACCTTTCGTCTTTTGATCTTCCGGAGTCATCTGCTTGAATTCGTCCGTAAGTTCATATCCGAGTACGTTTACAAGCGCGCCGAGTTGCTCTACGTCGATTTTGTCGTCTTGGAACATTCTGTACAGCGTTCCGAGTATCGCATTATCGTCCGCGCCCTGCGCTCTCATTTCGTCAAATGCTTTCTTAGCCTCATCGATAGTCATAATTCACTTTTCTCCTTTTTGGATAATCCACAGAAATTTTTATAGCCCGAACATCGAGAGAATTTTCTTCTCTTCGGAAACTTCGGGCGATTCGTTTTCGCCGTTTTCAGTGCCTAACCGTCTGAGCGGCGACATCTTGCTTTCCGTCGCGTCCGGTTTCTGCGTCGGCGTGTTCTTCAGTTGCTCGCCCAATTCCGGGCTGAACGGTTTCTTTTCCGAGTCAACTGCCACACTCGCTCCTCGCCATTCCGGATGCGTCGCCAATTCTGCGGTAATGTTTTCCTGAGAAACCTCAAGACCTTTCGTGCCAAGAATCGCTTTAACGTCGTCCCAACGTTCAGGAACTATGTTTGTTCTGAGTAAAGCGTTTTCGGCTCTGACTTCTCTGACCGAATTACTCTGTGCGGCATATTCTTCGTTCAGGTCGTCATACGTTTGTCCTTTGCCGAATATTCCGTTCAACTCGTTCTCGTCAGCCACACCGTATCTCGCAAACAACTCTTTCAAAGCCGACGCTCTGCCTTCTTCTCTTGCTTTGCCTGCCAATTTATTGACTTGCGACTGCGTGAATATCGCTTTTTCGACTTCCGGCGCGTCTGTCTGCGCGGTGTCTTTTTGCGATACGTTTTCAGTTTCTACGGAATCTTCTGCGACGCTTTTTTCTTCAGCCGACATATCGACGGACGGCTCTTCGGTTTTGACTTCGGTGTCCTCTTTCGTTCCGTCGATTTCCTGCCCAGCAGTAAGGGTATCTGCATTGTTTTCGGTAGCGACTACCTCCTCGTCTTTCACAAACAAATCGCTAAGTTCTTTGTCTGCTTCGGATTCGGGTTTCTTTACCTCTTCTTTGATTTCATTCTGCATTCGGAATTTTACCTCTCTCCTTGAGTTAATATGCCCGACTTATGGCAGTCGGTATGCCTTTTCGTCTACATAATACCACACATTTTTCTTTTTGTAAAGAGTTTTTATGAAAATTTTCAAATAATTTTTGCTTTTCCCCTTTTACCCCGTTTCCGTATCGCGAAAAGCGGAAAGGAATATCCACACTGAAGATTGAGAAAAGAGTTTCGTTTTTGTTGCTTTGTTTTGCTTTGATTCGTGTCGTTCGTTTTTTTGCTTTGCTGTCCGTTCCGTTTCGTTTTGTGGTTTTTGGTTCCATTTTCACCGCTTTGTCATAATTCAATGCCGCGCTTTAAATTTAAGTGCAATTTTCACAATTCTTAAAATCTTCGATAATTCCTTGACTTTCTTTGCTTTATTTGCTTATTTCCGCGTAAAAAATTCCTAATTTTACTATTCTTTCCTATAAATTTCTTTTTTATTTTTCATGTATATTTTATAAAAATTATAAATTTTTTATGTAAAAAAGAGGTAAATCCACACCAAAATATACGATAATTACAGTAAATTTTTGCGATTTTAAAAATTGCACTTAAATTTGTTTTATTCCGCTTTTATCACTCCATTATCACAATTCTTTTCGGCTCGTTTTTAAATTTGTTTGCTTTATTATATAATAACGCTTACAAAAAAAAATAGTCGGGTTGGTCTGGCTTGACAAAAACTGCCTAAGTCTGGTTTGAGTTATTTTAAAAACTGCCTAAGGTTGGGTTTGGCGGGGAAGGAATGATTCACTCAAACCACTCCTGCAAAATACCTTTCGCACACCACCCCTACCCGGCTTTGCTTGTGGAACTTCGGCGAGGGGCGGGGCGGAGCGTTCATGCAAGATATATGTTACCCGTGCTTATATACGCGTACACCCGGGCGAATACGCGACAAAAAATAAAAATATTTTTAAAAAGTTGTTAAAAATGCTTGACAATGTTATCAATATATAGTATAATATAATCAGAAAAAAAGAAAGGGCGAGCCGCTGCGAACGGCTTGCAAAGGTGATTGAGATGCATATTTCTTTAAGTAACAGTAAATTAGGTGACAAAATCCCGTCGTTTAATCTTCCTGCGATCGTAACTTGTAGATGCGATGCGCCTTGTAAAAAAAATTGCTATGCTTGTCAGGGTAATTGGCTTTATAGCAACGTTCAACAGTCTTTAAAAAACAACCTGAACGAGTTTATAAACAACCCCGAAAAACTCGAAAAAGATATTACCGAATGGATCAACAACGGCGATGTTGTTTATCGTTTCTTCAGATGGTTTTCGTCCGGCGATATCGTCAACAAAAAGTTTTTTGCAATGATGGTTAATATCGCGAAAAATTCCCCCGATACAAAGTTTTTAGCGTTTACTAAAAAATTTGAGATCGTCAACGAGTTTATCGCGAACGGCGGGAACATTCCCGACAATTTGCATATTGTTTTCAGTGGATGGGGAAAATCGTTTAAAATCGACAACCCGTATAATTTCCCGGTTGCATATGTAGAGTTGAAAGATCCTGCCGAAAACAACATTCCCGAATTTGCAATTCCTTGTCAAGGCTCTTGCAAGTCTTGCAAAAGTTGTTGGAGCCTGAAAGAAGGACAAGCGGTTTACTTTAAATTACATTAAAGCGAACGCCCGAAAAGGGCGTTTTCTTTTTATCTTCGGGTAGCCGTGCTAAATATCCGGGTATCAGATAATAAAAAATATTTTTAAAAACTTGCGAAAAATAGTTGACAATGCTATTTATATATGATATACTATATACAGATAAAGCCGAAAGGCAAAAGAGAGGTGTATGTTATGGAATTACAAGAAGTTATTAAAAAGGCAAAAGACAAAAGAAAAGGCGCGTTCGTTTGCATAGAGTATTACGCAAACCCCTATACGCTTGCAGCGGGTAGAGATAAAAACATCGTCAAAAAGTGTAAAGGTGTTTACCGTTTAGGAATAAATTACTCACATCTGAAAGCGAACGTAAACAAGGAAACGGGCGGGCTTAATGGCAAGGTATGGAAAGACGGCGACGTTAATTATATCTTACAGTCGGAAAAGACGGGTGAATATATGTTGAGAGTTTACACAACGCATACGGCAACGCGTTCTGAGTGGACGATAAACGGCGAAAAAACGACAAAAGCGGAACTCGTCGAACAGAAACTTGTCAGTGATAGAAAAAGCAGTCAAACGGCTTGTTTTGACATTAAAATATCAAACATAATAGCAATCGGATAAAATCGAAAGCCGCTCAAAAGGGCGGTTTTCTTTTTGCTTTCCGTAAGCCGTGCAAATCTCCGGCGAGAGAATAAGCCGAACGGAAAAACCACGAAACAACTCCCGCAGTTTTTCTTGTGGGTATTACGTCAGAGCAGAACAGATGCAAGCCGTGCAAATCTCCGGGTGCAGAGCAAGTCAAAAACAATTTAAAAAAATTTAAAAAAGTTTTAAAAAGTACTTGACAACGCTATTTATATATGGTATAATACAATCAGAAAGTGAGCAGGGAAACCCCGAGGGAGTTAAAAATGAAAAGAGTTGAGTTCGATAAAGAGGTTAAGGCAAGCAACATTGAAAAGGCAACGGAAAAGTTCTGCAAAATATTAAGAGAGAAAGGTTACGATTGGGCAGCCGACGAAATGACCGAAAGCGTATCAAACGGGTGTGTATGTTGCAGTAATGCGACAGAACACAACTTGAAAATTGGGGAAGTAACTTCTCCGAAAACTGCCGATTGGTCTTATTATTGGGCGGTAGAACAACTTGATGAAAAAAACTTTTATGCTTGGTTTATAGAAAGACAATAAACAACAAGCCGAGCGGGGCGGCTAAACCCCGCAAAGAGAGGTTATATATATGAAAGAAGTTAGGGACTTGTACGCAACACTTGAAAACAGTTACATCAAGGAATACGGCGACGACGAAAACAGCCGCAAGTATGTTAAATGGTTACAAAATACATATCTTGATAGCCTGACGGAATTGACATCGGGCGAGATCGTAGAAATTGAAAAGCCGAAAATAAAAACATCGTTTTGTTTTGGTTATGGTTTCTGCGGCGTTTCGAGTCAGGAACAGATGAACGAAGCCTCAGATCTTGCGGAACGGGCGAGAAAGTCTGAAAAGTTTTTCATTTCGGAGAACCTGAAACAGATCGACGTTCAAATAAAGGAAGCCGAGGACGAAACGAGAAACGGCTATTTATTCGGGACGGGCTTAAACGGCTTTTATACGGTCGGTTTTATGTCTGAGTATAAACACTCGATGTATTACGGAAATAAGCCGCACAAAGTTATTTCTGCCGACGATAGAGCGGGTTATATAGTCGCATTAAAGAAATGCAAAGAACGCTTTGAAAAACGCTTACAAACGTATTTAAAGCGTTACGGGCTTAGCAAAATAGAATCATGGTCGTATTTATGCGACTAACCGAAAGCGGGGAGAAGTCCTCGCTTTTCTTTTATCCCATAAGCCGTGCAAAATTGCGAACCGTTCTCCGGGCGAAGAAAAAAATAAAAATATTTTTAAAAACTTGCGAAAAATAGTTGACATTGCTATTTGTATATGGTACAATATAGACAGTTGAAGGGCAAAAGCCAAAGGAGAATTATAAAACATGTATAACATTAAAATTTTTGAAAAACCGGAAAAAGAGTTACCATTAAAAGAATATGTCGCAAAGTATTGCGAATCACCCGTAGAAACTCGTAAAAGTTTTAAAGAAGTTTGCGAATTTATCGGAAAGCGCCCCATTAAAAACAAAATCACAGGGGCTTATAACGTTACAATCGGAAATATTGAGTATATCGTAACAAAACAATTTTAACGGAGGAATTAAAAATGAAAAAATTAGTTAAAACAATAAAACTCAATCCTAATCAAGCAACAAATCTTGCGGTCGCATTAACAGATGCGATCGCGGATAATCAAAAATATGCGGACATGGTTACGTCTGATATAAAAGATTTCTTTTTAGAACGCGTCAGAGTATACAAAGAATTATATAAATTAATCGACGATGCTAATTTTGAATTTATCGAAGATGGTGAATAATATGAAAGTCTTAACAAAGAGCGTAAACATAATGGATAGCGAGTTCGTATTGATAACCGATACAAACCCGAAATACCATAACAGAACGGAAAATAATAACACATATTACGGTTTAATACCATATGAAGAACTCGAAGATGGCAAAATGAAAAGAGCGTTAAACGGCTTTGAGATTGCCATAGCGGACACCCCCGCCGGATCAATTGATAGAAAGACAAAAGAGTTAAGGATCGAACAATGGTCGAAAGAACATCCGGGACATACCGAAAAGCAAGCGATCGAATGGATTATGGAGAATTTATTATGACGATAGAAGCGTTACGAGAAGCCATAGGGCGGCTTTTAATCGCCCGAAGAGAAGCAAACGGCAATCAGGTCGAACAAGATAGAATAACGGCTAAATTGACGAAGTTATACGACTTAAAATATACAATGCTTGAACAGTCGGCAAACAACTCAGATCACGCATAACATATATATAACTCTCAATCAAGAAAAAGGGCGGAACATTGCGTTCCGTCTTTTTTCTATATAGTCCGTGCTAACTCCGGGCGGCGGGTTGCGAACGTTTCAGAATAAAATATTTTAAAATATTTCGGTTAAACACTTGACAATGCTATATATATATGGTATAATGTACTTGCAAGTGGACGGAAAGCCATTGCAAAGGAGATTATATGTTATGGAAAACAAACAAAACATTATTGACGAAGACGTTCAGGCAAGATTAGATTTGCTTGATGCAATCATTGACTCAAAATGCGAATACGACGGCGCAAAAAAAACTGCTCAATGGTTAGCGGAAAATTTTGGAATTTCTATCGCTCAGTTAAAAAAGTGGGGCTTTGATACTCCAATATATGATGACGAAGATGAAGAAAACGAAGATTACGGAACGGACGATGGCGAAAGGGAATACCGTTCGATATTAAACGAACAAGCGAATAAATGGAATGCGGAGGTAAACAGAAGATGAGAAAGCCATACAGCGAAGATTATATCGGGAAAAGACGCTTTACAGTCAACATTATAAAGCCGTTAGCGGCGCAAGCAGGCTTTAAAGATTGCGATTATATCTTTGACAGTGGCGAAGAATATTTACACGTCACCTGCGAGAATAACTCGTTCAAAATCTGCGTAACGGCAGACAGTTGCGTGGCAATGGTTCAAGACTTTTTACAAGGCATACAAGGCAAATAACAAGAGCAAACGGAGCGGAAAACACTCCGTTTTTCTTTGCCTTTATATAGCCCGTGCAAGCCGTCACCCCGCACCCCGAATCCGCATTACGGCGCATAGCCTTTCCGAAGAGATATCCACAGCAGAAAACACTTCTTCTCCGGGCAATCCGAGGCAGTCCGTGCTAATCGGCAGCCGTTCCCGGGCGGACGTTTCAGAATAAAAATATTTTAAAATATTTCGGTTAAACAGTTGACAACGCTATCTATATATGGTATAATATAACCATAAAAGAAAGGAGATTTATATTGATGACAGAATTTAAAGATATTAACTTGTTAGAACTCGGACACATTGACGAAAATAAAACGTTCAAATTTCCGGAAGATGATATCGAAAGATCCCTTGCGGACTTTATAAAGCAATATCCCTATGTTGTATTACATCAGGGTGTATGGGCAACAGGCGAGAAAGTTAAACCGAACTACGCGATACAAGTTGCAAATAAAAGCGGCTGGGGCGCAACGGTTAAACTCTCTTATAATAACGAATGGATGAATGGAGAAGTGAACGGAAAATCTGAAATCCATTTTTATATCCCGTCAGCAAGCGAAATGCTTTGATTGCATAAATATACATAAAGGAAGTAAAACGCAATGGATCGTAAGTTCTTAGATTATGGCAATAAGCAACCATTCCCGAGTATAAAGGGAATATTAATAAACTTAGCGTTATGGGTATGTACAGCGGGATTTTTCGCTCTCGGTATGCTCATAAACGGCAATCTATAAGGGGGTGATATAATGGACGAAAAGCAACGCGAATTGTATTACGGACTATACCGCAGAATGTACGCGTTCGGAACGCTCTCGCTCAGACAATTAAAGGCAATCTACACGGATAACGCGAACAACGAAAGCAAGTTCGCGGCGGCGGGTGATAACGCTTACGAATCGTTTAAAGCGAGTCAAAGCGCATTGTTTGAAGTTATCCAAAAAGTCGAAAACGAGATGTTTTGAGAGTAACAGAAAGGACGGATTTCCCGCCGTCCTTTATTGACTTGCACGGCTCGAGATATCACGTCCGCGATGTTCCGATATGTAATTTTCTACATAGTAACGCCCGGTAATACCCCTACAAAATGGATACATCGCGCACGGACTTACCCCTACAAAATGGATACATCGCCCCGCAAAATCCCGCATAAATTCCGAGGTTTTCTATTTTGTGCGCCGTTTGCGGTCGAAAGCCGGCACGGGTACTCGGTTATATAATTTTTGATATACCTCGCGACGGAAATTATAATAGTCCTGCTCGCTTGTAATACGCTTTGGCTTAACTTCCGCGTATGTCTGAACGAGCAAATTCTGCGGAGTATCAAGCACGGCACGGATAGGAATCGGAACAAGTCGATGACCGCAGTACCTTCGAGTAGTCAACCAATACGGTTTTCCCATAACTTCCTGAACCGTCATAATATGCCGCAGTTCGATATACGATAGCACGGCAAGATATAGTTCAGGCTTTACCCGCGAACGCCAATTTTTATCGACGTAAATTTTGCCTTGCAGGTCGCGGTGATCGCTCGCCGAATTCGGGTGCGTTGTGCAGATAAAGAATATAAATCCCCTATCAAACGCACGGCGAACGGCGTCCTTTTTGACCTCGATTCGCGTACTTTCCGAGGCTCTCTTGCAGGCATAAAATATCCGATTGAACGTCGCGGTCTGAGCCAAAATATCCGTCCATTTTCCGCTCTCGGTCGCTCTTTTTGTAGCGCGGTAGACTTGCATAACAGCGTCTAAAATTGCATAATATTCACTTTTCTTTGCATAATTATACATTTTCAACGCACTGCTATAGGACTTTTCAAACTCAGATATACTCGTTTTTCGCTCTATTCCGTCTACTATTGCCTTGAACGCCTCGTCCGTCAGTCGCTTGTAGTCTAAAATTGTCAGTGGGTTTTGCTTAACTTTCATTATATTTTCACCTGATTAGCACGGTCTTACTTAATAAAAACGGACGAAAGACTAATTTTCTCTCGTCCGCCACACTAATTTATGCGTTTTCTTCTGCGCCGATTTCGCCGTTTGCCTCGTTTTCGGGTGTCGGTTCGCCGTTCATCCCGGGTAAATTAGCCCCGCCACCCGCAATGCCGAGCATTCCCTCGTCACGTGGGCGCGTATGATGTTCGATTAACCACTGCTTTTCGCGCTCGAATTCGTCTGCCGGAAGTGTATCGCCGTACAGTTTTGCCATATACATTTCTTCGGAAATGCACTGCGCGTCCAAAGCCGCTCCGAGTTTTTCGAGTTTGTTTTCATAAGAATCGTCTGCGAACTCGCTGAACTTCACCGATATGTCGTAGTCCCAAACGGTTATCTTCTCGCTATCCATTAACTCTTTCGCGCACAGTAATTGCGAACACAGCGATTTCAGAATCAGCGTTTCGCTATCGATTATTCCGTTTCGCGTGAAGATCGTTACTTTTTCTTTCTCGCGCTGAGCCTCGGCGTTGTCTTTCTTTGCTATGTCGATTCCCAACGTCGCCGGCGACATTACTCCGTTTATGATTTGTAAGAGTATCTGCACGGCTTGCTCACTGTACTGCCCGAAGTCGATATTCGGTTGCGTCGTCTGCACGGCTTCGCCCGTACTCGTTCCGTCCGAATTTCGCTGTCCGTTTATTACCGTATACTTTCGGTCATACGCATGCGGCTGAATCGGCATGCCCGTTTTCGGATCCCTCTCGAGATAATCTGCATTGAAGTATTCGACTGGTGTGGATTTTCTCACACTGTTCGATGCCTGCGATAAACATTGATCCAAATCATCGAACAAATCGATTTTGCCTGTGAATATCGATCTGCCGTACCCGCCGACTTTCGACGTGTTCGCAAATAAGATACAAGGCACTGCGAGCAATAAATTGCAATTCGATACTTTCATATCCTGCAACTCTGCGAACTTCTCTATGCTTTTCAAATCTATTTTTTCGGCGGCGGCTATGTCATCGTCGCTTCCCGACAGTCTGAACAATTCGTATTCGATCGCAAGATAGCGGTTATCTGCGTCTTTATCGTATTTTATGCTTCGCGTTTCGGCGAGCATATACTGTTTCCCATCTTCTGCGGTGTAGTAATCTTTAAAAACCACACTCACTATCCGATTGCTTTTATATATAAAGTCGACGTTCTCTGCTCTGTAATATGTCGCGAATGGATAATCCGATATGTCTTTATCCCAACATATTTTATAACAGCCCCAGCCTTCGACTAACGTTAGCGGCAACTGTTCTTGTCTATACACGTCTTTCAGTCGCCCCTCTTCGATTATTTTTCTCAGGTTCGCGTCGACTATATTCTGTCCGTCCCCGGTCACTTTAGAACTTATCGTCGGAAACCGACATATTCCCACAAGCGTATCGACTATATTCCGGGGCTGTCCGCTATGCGTTCGCTTGATATCCGTTTCTGACGACGATATCGCCCAAAAGTAACTTCTCTTGTTCCTCGCATAAAACGGCTCGTAGTTTACCTCGTACATATTCGCGTGGGTATAGTAATTCAGCAGTTCGTCGCCATCCCCGCCGTACCATATATTATATTCGCGTATACGTGTACGTGTGAGCGCGTCATTATTATTTATAAACGTCAGTCGCTCCGGATCGGGCTTTCCGTTCTCTTTCGCGATTCCGCTCCGTCCGAACAACTTCTTCTGAAACCATTCCTTAATCGTCATCTTTCTTCTCCTTTTCTTGTTCTTGTTTCGCTTTTTTAGCCGACCAATATATTTCTTTTTTCTTTGTTTCTATTATCGCCTCATTTTTCGGAAGAAACACTCCGTAATATTTCGGTGTATCTTCAGGCATTTGGCTTAATATATAATCTGAATATTTTTGCGCGTCAAACCTTAACGCTATATCTGTAAAACTGTTATATAATGCGAGTCGCAATATATCGCCGGAAAGGTTCGTCCACTTCATTAACCACCGAACCGCTTTATTCTCTTTTGCGATTTTCTCCAATCCCATTATATTACGAAATCGGATTTTCTCTCCCGGCAACACGTCTGCTCTTATCAGAAACGGTCTGTCCTGAAACCCTGAAGCATTAGTCGGTTTAAACCTCACTAAATAAAAAAAATCGGTCGATTTTACCAACTCATTTGTGGTCGGAGAATCGCCGATTTCTAACGGTTTTGAATCTAATCTTATCAACGCCCGCGAACCCCTTGTATGACCCTTCTGCTCGGCGAGTACCCTCAGTCCCAAACTATCAATCATAATATAAAATTCCTTATAAAAAGAGTAAAAATGGGCATAATTATGGCTTTTGTGTCAGGTCATCGCAGACCGGAGCGGAGCCTTGTTTTGAGGAAGGACCGAGGTCGTTAATGATCGTAACGGAAGGTTGCGGAGCGGCTTCGGACTCAAGTTTCATGAAGTGTTTAATAACGCAAGCGAGGGCGGTGTTATTGCCTTTAAGAGCGAGGTTGTTAATAGAACGGCGAGCGAAAGCGTCGGCTACGCCGGTCAAGATATCGTAAGCGGAGGGGAAGTCCATGTTATAGACTTTTCTGCAAAATGCGTCGAGAGCGGAAGCGGAGCAATGCAAAAGGAGTGGGAAGTTATTTTTAGGCACCCAAACGGAGCAAAGGTTCTCGAACATAGAAACGTCGAAATCGAAGCCTTCGGGCTTATAATTTTTCCGAGAGTGCCGAAGCAAATCGAGGTAAGAAGTGGGCTGGAGTTCGGGCTTATAATTGACGTCTGAGCCGGGCAACCCGACGGAAGCGGCGGAGATATCCTCGTCCGAGATATCGACAGAATTCATATCTTCCTCGAGGGATTTTTTATCGTAAGGTGATTTTGGCATAGGGAAGGACCACACTCCTGAGAAGTTAAGTAAATTTTAGAGCGGCGTCGACGAAGAGCAGATAAGCGACCTTGCAATGCCCTATCTGAACGCCTCTTTACGCCCTCTGAGCCTCGTTTACTCTTTTCCTGAAGTCTTTCTCGACCTCATCGCGAATTCGCCTTGTAACCGCCTTTCTGCCAATCATATCGAGAAACTCGTCGAAATACAAATGGAACCAGTTAAGGTCGTGGGAGAGAGCGGCGTTGCGAACAATTACCTGCATATTGTCAGGGAGGGGATTCAAAGCGTTGCGAACGAATTCGGGGGCAGAGAATCTATGTTCGGGATTTTTGCGAAAAGTACCGGGAAAGGAATAGACGCCGAGAGCCTTATGGACTGCGGCGAGTTTAGGCTGGAGAAAGATTTTGCGTTTCCGTTTTTTATCGAGTCGTTTAGCGAGGTGCAGAACGGTCGGAGTAACGGAAAAGAACTTAAAAACGAGTTTAGGGTAAATGCGATCTGAGCGACCTGAGTTAGCGAACAAATCGGACTGATCGAAAGGAACCCAGGAGTCGTCGTCGTAAGAAGAAGCGGCGAGTCCGAGGAATTTAGAATTCTCGAAAGCGTCAAAGAAATCGGCTTCGGAGAAATTGAAGCGTTGAAGCCCGCAGCGTTGCGGACCCTGAAAGTAGAGGGTAAAGCAATGCAGACGATGGCGATAGGCTATCGAGGGAAAGAAAGCGGGCTGTGTGCGAATACAAGACGCGGAAGTAGCGGCAGACGAATCCGACGCGGTGGCACATAAAGAGAAACCACAATCGGCTAAGAATTGAGAAACTACAGCGGCGTCGAAGTTATCGGAAGATTGCATAGGGGAAGAAAGCCTCCGAGGGGGAAGTCAAGATTTTACGAAGTAACGAGCGAAGAGCGAAACGCCCGAACCCGTTATTCGCCTCGAGTATAGCACACCGAAACGTGAATGTCAAGAGTTTTTTGCAAATTTCCGAAAATTTTTTTTGGTGGCGAGAAAAGGACCACACAGGCGGCCAAAGTGAAAAGCCCGAAGCCCAAAGCCCCTCATACGCATGATACGCAACCGAGAGCGAGCCAAAGCGAAAAAATCGCAAATTTCGCAGTTTTTTGATTGACAGCCCCGAATTTTTTAAAATATTGCAAACTTTCGACTGACATAATTTTAATTTTTGCTAATATTTGAAATTTAAGTGCAATTTTCACAATTCTCAAAATCGTCTGTATTTATCTTTAATTTTCTTTCTTTTTACCCCTTATTTGGCGTAATAAATTCCTTTTGCGCATAAAACCTTTACATGTATGTATATGGGATCGTATAGGAATTTTATATATTTTATATATTTATTACGCGCAAGAGCGAGCGTTTTATTAGAAATTATCTACGATTTTGCCCTAAAAAAACATACACATAAACTTAAAATTGCCCCTAAAAAGAGCCATTTTAGGCAGTTTTTGTTAAATTTAGTCAGTTTTTAATACCTCTCAGGCAGTTTCTTACGGGTCAGTTTCCAACTCTTTTATATATAACTGACTAAAAAAATGGGGGTGGTATGTAAGTGATTTCCCGACATTATTTTAGAGCGAGAAAAATGTAGCAAGATATAGATAATTTACAAATTGACAGGCGTTGACAAAAAGAGGGCTTCCTACGCGCGCGTGTGCGTATATATGCGTGTGCGCTTTATATAATATGAAAGCCCGAAGCCGAACGCAAAAACATAAATAATAAAGCAAATCGCAAAAACGCCCGAAAGCAAAAAAGAAAATCAGACACCTAAAATTAAAGTAAAAGAAAATCAGATACCTGAAATCAAAGTAAAAGAAAAATCTGCATAGGAAAATCCCACGCAGATTATGTCGAAAATAATTAAAATTAGTTTGAAATATTGCTTAAAAATCGCAGGTCGTCGCAGAAAAAGTCATAAACTTCAAAAACTCGTTAGAAAAAAATCTACTATATATTGTGGGTTTTTTTTGAGGCAGAATTTTCGTCGTCGGATTTGGCGGATTTTTGGGAATTTTGAGAAGAAATGTCCTGCTCGTTTTTGCTCAGCAAAGTTTTTTGCTCGATATCTTTGTATGCTTTGTTACGGAAATACGGTATGAAAATCGACGCGATAAGTCCGATTTCGAGCAGTCCGCCGATTATAAATGTTAATAATATCAGCATACCCGAGGTCCCCTTAATTGAGAGATAGACGTAAGGATCGTTTGCTTTACTTCGGTAGGCGTTTGCCCGGTCGTTTTGGATATACGACTCATACTCATTCCGTTCATCCACTGCAGTAGTGTGGGCATTTCCGGATAGACAGGCTCGGAATAAAACGTACCCGCATTTTTGAAATAATTGATAGCAAACGTCGGGAAACTTTCGTTGCCGAATTTGTAAGCCTTGAGAGCGTCTAAAACTCCCGAAAGCGTATAGTCGGCAGTCAGTCCGTATTTCTTTGAAAGAAAGTCCACAAGCCGAAGTCTGCTGACGAGCGGCGTCTTGTAAAACTGTTGAGCGTCGGAACGGGCTTTTGCGGCTTCCGATAACGTATCGAAATACCCGAGCGAGATTTTTTCGCCGCCCAAATGAACGTATGCGCGATACTTGTGCGAATAGTTTTCAAAGGTAACGCCGGTCACGCCGGTCGTATTGTTTTTTGCTAATGCCATATGATAATATTTCCTTTTTTGGTAAAGTAGTTTAAAAAGCAAAAGAACCGGAAACGAAATCGTCGCCGGTTAATTGCATAAAGTCAGACGTAGTAAATAGAATCTTCACCGAGTAGCGGAATCTTTTCGCCGTTTTTGAGCAGTTTGAATTCCTTACGATATTTCGGTAAAACAAACCCGAAATCGAGCAAAAGTTGAAACCCGCGACGAGTGGGCTGCTCTTTAAGCGGTGAATCGTCGCTGAAAAGATACTTCTTTTTGCAGAGCAGTTTTTTGAGTATAGAGTTTGCTTTCATATCGAGAGCAGAACTTTTCCCGGGATACCACATATACGCCTGATGCGACAGAACGGTGTAGAGCATAGCGGCGTAATCTTTTTTTGTTACGAAGCGTAAAAACATATCAGTACTCATCCTCCGGCTTATTCGCATACGATTCGAGCGTCCGAAGATACTTTGCTGTATACTCGACGTTAAGATACGAAATCTTATATTTTTTAGCGAGTTCGGTTATCGCGTAGAGAACCTCGTGGGAAGTGCGCGGGATTTGCATATCCTTAAGAACGGCTTCGATTAAAACAGCACCGGTCGAGCCTACGCCTTTTATTTTGCGTAGTTTGGAGCGACTAAGTTTTGCGATATCCGAGATATACGTATATCCGGCTTTTTCGAGCGCGCATATATATCGGTAAGGGAAGCAATGTTCGGATATGCGGTCGTTAAGCGGGTTATCCGGCGCGACAGAATTATAAGCAGGCTCTGTAAGCGGATTTTCGGCGTCACAAGGCAAATAAAAGAACCGCTTGAACTCGACTTTACCGATAGTGTTTATTGCCTTATGAAGCCAAACCTGAGCGACTTGACGCGAACAGGAATATTTCTTACTTATCATAGCGTAAGACCAGCCGTCGCGCTCGTGAAGCAGAACGATATCGATATCGCGTGGAGAAACGCCTGCGGCAGTTGCGGCTTTGTGGAAGTTGGCGGTAAAGTTTTCGGTATCGATTCCGTCGATGGACTTACCGAACAGTTTTAAAATGAGATTGTAAGGATAATTGATATTCATTGGAAAAACCTTTAGTTATAAAATACTTTTATTTGGGTATCGATTGGCTGGATTAAAATTTGCGACTGTTTGATTTTTTTAGAATCGGACAGATTATTAGGAACGACGACTTTGAGATACACACAACAGAGCGCGATTGTAGTGTATTCGTTGATGGCGCGAATCTGAATAAACGCATACACATCGTCAGTCTTTTGAACGATAGAAGAAGAAATCGGATAAGCGGTCTTAGTGAAACCGAAGTATATATTTTTTTCGATTTCGGTGTTTGCGACTTCGGTAATCCACTCGTCCTTTGTTTTACGATCTTCGGAAAAGCCGCAACTCTTGAGCATACAGGACGAGATATTGAAGCTGAGAGCGGCGACCTCAAAGACCCAAAGCAAAGCCAATACAAACATAAGCCATTTGGGAATTTTATTCATGATTTATACCCCTTAGTCGATGCAGGTTCAAGCATATCTGTGGAGAAAGAACTGTAATTAAATACATCCTCATTAGAAGAGGACTTTGATAATTTTACTCCTATCAAGCCATCTCTACACACACGTATTGATTCTATAGTTGCGTAAGTTTTGCAGAGAGGGCGCATATATTTATCAAAATAAATTTTACCGCGAATATTAATACTTCCAGTTTTAGGATCTACTCCGAACTCACGTTTCATATCGTCCCAAGAACGAAACCTTACGCGGTCGCCGACTTTGAAAGAATATTTAGGGGATTTATCAACTTTCTTTAGTTTTTTTACTCTGCACCACCATTCTCCATTCCCGCCGGTTGTTCCCTTTTCCCAACGAACACGAACACAGTCACTTACGGCGGATTTATGATCGTAAACTTCCAATATTTCTCCGCGAGTCCCTTTAGGCGGGAAATATTTTAAATCAAATTGGCTGACTTCATCAGAAATATATTCAACGATATCGCCGACCTTAAATGACTCTTCGTGTTGATCGATTTTTCTTATATCATAAGCAGAAATCCACCACTCTCCGTCACCATGAGTAGAACCTTTTGCCCAACGTACCAACACATTCTGCCTATTAATACCTATTACTTGTCCGAGCGTTCCTTTGGGCGGAAATACTCCGAACACCTTATAATCAAAGATACATTCGACGATATCTCCGGGTTTAAAAGGATTTTCAGACTGTTCTGTTTCCTTTTTTATTTCGAGTCTGTCAAGAGCAATCTTTGCGCCCGTTTCAAAATCGAACTTGTCGTCGGGATGACATTTTGCTTCAGAACGGCTCAAGACTTTTCCGTTTTGTTTTAAAACGGCATAAGTAGTCTTTCCGTCGGTGGTTATGTGAATTCCCTGATTATTTTTCATTGTTATTTTCCTCCCATATTTCACCCTTACTTGTGCAAGTTACCTTGTTAGGATTTTTCTGACACCACTGACAAGGACTATCTCCGATATAAGGTGTTTTAAGATATTTCGGATTATTCGGGCAACTATCACAAGGGTTTTCATCCGGAGAAAATACTCTTTGACGAATTTCTGCTCCGTCTGAAAGTTTTTTTAAAAGTACGTAATTGTCGACAGCGGGGAATTGTTGTTTCTGTTTATGATATATCGAATTATTACAACAAGGACAAATTACTACAGAAATATTTATGTCCTCATTCTCATAAGTAAACTCACACCCGCAATTCGGGCAAGTTGCCTTAAACGTTTTTACACCGTCTTTTATAATTTTTATCATATCACTCAAATTCAGCCCCGAACGGAGCCTTTGCCTCCTCTTTTCTTTTTTCTTGCTCTGCTTCGTAGTTAATTGCCGAACTCACGATTTCCAAAACCTTTAACAGCGGCGTTTGCGTTTTCTTCGCAAAGTCACACATTATTGTTTCGACACCTGCGAGAACGGACAATTTACTCCCGGCAAACGTACATTTAATATTTCCGTCAATGCTTTCAAAATGAATGATTGCATTTATCAACGGATTTTTTTGAACCTTTCTTAACTTTGACATTGCTATCTCCTTTGATTATATTATACGCTTATTATATAGCGTTGTCAACTAATTTATGCTATTTAATTGTATTTATTTGAGTAAAATGGATATAGCCGTATTTCTTATGAAAATCTTCGAGAGGATGTTCTTGAGTATCGCCAAAATCTTTCGGAGCGACTGAGATACATATTCTTTTACAGAACGGCTGAACTTGGTTGTGGACTTCTTGACGAGTTAAGAATTCGCCCTCTCTGACATATTGTTAAATTCGACTTTTATTTACTTTCTTTCCTTTTCCAGCCATTCTTGAAACGAACTGAAAAAATTCGTGTTTGTACGTTTCAAATACTCCAACCTCGGATGCGGCTCTTTATATTCTTCCATTTCGCTATCCCACTCGATCGGTCCTACGAGCCATGTTACGAAATCTTCGTTTGACAGGCTATTTATCCATTCACGATTTGTCATAACTTTATCGTCTATTTCACCTCTATATCCGGTAATTTGAAATCAAAATAAATTTTGTAATGCCACGGATCTGTATGTGTTCCGCTTATATCGTCAACCACATAGAGCGTATAATCGGTGAGGTACACATAATTCTTTTTGTATGTACTCGGACCGACTTTTGCCGTCACAATAAGTTCATTGTTTTGATAATCGGTTTCGATATTGATATAGCCCTCTATAAGCATTATCACCTTGTCGGTTCGGGCGTTGTAAACCGTAACGCGTCGTTCGCACTCGAAATATTGCGCTTGCCTTGATATGTTATAATTAACCCTTTCGGCTTCCGAACACCCGCTTGCGCAGATTAAAACACAGACGGATAAAATTGCTATTAAAAGTTTTCTCATTATTTTTACTCCTTAAATTTCTAAAGCCCAGTCCAAATTTCTTAATTGAAACGCGTCGCCCATTTGGATTATGTCGGGATAATTGCTTAATGCAATTTTTTTTGCATACTTATCGATTTCGTAAGCAAAATACTTAACGTTTGTAAAACCCATTTTATCAAGACAATAACGTCCTGTTCCTATGCCGTCATACATTGATAAAACTATTATTTCCTCGCCTTTCGGAATGTTTTTCAATGCATTAGAAAGAATATGGATTATAACTTCCGCCGTCCATCCGTTACCAATACCTTTATATGCTTGACTTGCCGAAACTGTCGGATCTTTTTGCGTATATCCATCGGGAAGCGTTTGCAATCTTTCACATTCCGTTACAGTTAATTTTCGGATAATGTAATACCCGTCGGGTAATTTTATCGGATACTGCTTACCTTTAATCGTTATAAAGCCGTCTTTCACTTCATATACGTTTTTATTTTTTATAGAGGGAACGGCGTATAGCCCTGTTTTGCCACCCATTCCGCCACCGCCCGCAGATTGACACACGCTTTTCCCATTAACCGAATAAACGCGCATTGCCTGACTTGTCGAAAGTTCACCGTTTGGACGAGGTAATGAACCGACACGAATCGGCTCAATAATATGATTATTATGCTGATAACTTCCAAGTGCTGTGAGTGTAGGGGCTTTATCATATTTTATTCCACCATTGTTATATCCATGAGGAGTATTAAATATTACCGGCTCAGCAACAGCCGTTGCCGCGTGTCCGCCGTTCGTAATAAAATTTGCAATTCCATTCTTAAAGTATTGAGCCTTAATTGCGTGAGGTTTTTCGCCTTTACAAACATTTATAGGTTCGGAAACCATTTCCCTCTGACAGCGTTCTAATGTGTTCCACGCACACGCTCCATTATATGAGGCAGTTAAACAATAACTTTTTTTATTGCTTGATAGGCTTTCGCCCGATTCAAGAATATCTTTTAATAATATTCCTCTATCTTCGGGCTGTTCAACGTCACCACAATTATGGACATAAAAACGTTGGCGATTTTGCGCTGAAACAAGAGCAGAATTTATTTCGATATATCTTACTCCTGTATCTTCCATAAGCAAAGAACCGTCCCAAACATTTAATTCTTTTTTTATTTGGTCTTTGATTGCTTGTGCTGCAGATTTGTTATTTTCGTAAAGGAAATAATCGGGCTTAAATTTTTCTTTTGCAATTAAATAATTTTTAAACAATTCCCAACCTAAACCCTCTGCAGTTGTTTCACGATTATTTTTTTGGGCTATGCTCCAAAACGTACATGGACTTCCGCCGATAAGTAATTTTATTGCCATTATTTTATCTCCACAGGAATTACTCCTAATCCCCTATCCTTACAAAATTCTATAAATTCGTTTGCCTGAAGTTCCCGCATAAGCCGAGAAAGAGTAAATTTCTCGGAATTCTTTATTTCGCGATAATCGTAGACCTTTGTAACCGAGTTAAAATCAGTCCATTTCATTCGCTTGCCGTATTCTGAACTTCTCGGCACATATCTAAGTTCCCAATCGGTCAACTTATCCATTTTTCTTTTGCCTTTGAAAATCGGCTCGGTAATCCAAATTCCGTCAAAGTACCCGGCTTCCAACAAATGCAGTAACGACTTATCTTCTGTGGTGTATGTTATCGTCTGATTTGCGGGAAGTTCGCCGTAACGCATTTACGGATTATCGAGTAGCCAGCCGTGGTATCTGCATTCGATATCATTGAGATAACTCGTTTCAAAACATTGATATAGAACTTTCATTTCTGTGGATTCTCCTTTAATAATTCCTGCAATCTCGCCTCAGCCTCGGTTTCCGTTAAAAATAACGTCTTCCCTAAACTCGCAATTGATGTTTCATATACCGAATTGCGGGCTAATTTCAGTTTTAATCCTTTTTCTGTAATTATGATTTTCTCAACTTTTGTCTGCTGAATAAACGGCGGTTTGTGGTATTTGAAAAATTCGTAAATAGTATCTCCGACTTTACAAGGCAAGTCAACAAGCGTTCCGTTTTCGATTTTATCTTCGAGATCGCACAGTTTCTCAAAGACTTTCGCATCTTCTGCCTTTTCCGCTTTTTCATCGAAATATCCGTCGTAGGTATATTCGACAAGTCCCTCGTTATTTCTTTTTAACAGCCTTTTGCTTTCTTTCATTATCCCATTCCACCTTTACTTGTTTATATGCTTCTTTTAGTTTATTGCAAGGCTTTCCGCTGCAATATTCTTCCGTACAATTACAACATAATCTTATCTCGCATTGCACCCGCATTGTCGCATCTTTCCGCATATGTCTGATTTTATTATCGACTGACGTTTTGCCTTTTATCGGCTCAAAAATACTTATCTTCTTCCGAACCATTTCATAGATCCTCGTCGATATCCAAATTATCTTTGTAGTTCGCTTTAAACGGACAAGTTTCGCTCTTGTAGTCATTGACTCTACAATCGCACGCAACGCACATATTATATACGGCGCAGTCCTTGAATTTATCCGGGCTATCGCAACTCGTACATTTCCACAACCGCAAATCCTCGAGTGTGGGTTCAATGTCCTCGCTTGCAACGTTCGATATCGTAACACCGCCCGAACCGTACCGACTTACCAAATCGATTTTATTATCGCGGTTCATTGCGAGAACCTTTTTGCGATATGCAGTTCCTAACCGCTCGAAAATCGAATCATTTGCTTTATCCAAGCAAGTTGCCGCCGTCTTTAAGTTTTTGGCTTCAAATGGGCTAAGAGCGTCCGAGTTCGCCAAATCCTTTATAATCTGAGTAATCCCGACGACAAAGAAATGTCTTGCTCTGTCCCTTGTTGTAAAATAATCTTTCATTTTAATTGCATTCCCTCCTGCGTTTTATGGCTTAATTATAGCATATAAAAATAGCCTTGTCAACTAAATAACAAGACTATTTTAAAATTTTTTAATTTTATTACGCTTGAGGTAATCCTACGTTACCGAAAAATATCATGTGATACAACATATGCAACATAAGCAGTCTAAAGAAAACTGCAACAAGCCATGACAGCCAACCGATTATTCTGTAAGCACCGTTGTCGGTATACTCGTAAGTTCCGTAGTCGCCGTCCGGACCGAAACCGGTAATTACTTTTGAAATCTGATCCGGTTCAAGTCGGCACAAACCAATAAGACTTGCCCCTAATTCCATGCACAGAACAACCAAGGAATAATTATCTAAGCCCCAGTTGTGTGGATATATACAGACAAAGAACATTGCAATCCGGATCCCCCATTTAATAATTGCTTTAATTATACTCATTACTCAATCTCCTTTATAACAATTCCCACGTCACCGATTGCGGGAATAACACTCTGTGGTGTTACTACTTTCTCGACGATTGCGTCACGATACGGGCAGGGTTGAACTTCAGGATGTACTTTAAAGTAATCCGAATCGTCATAAGCAAACGAAATCTGCCAATCCATTCCCCGCCAAAGCAATTCATCGTGTCTGACACGAATTTTATCTTCGAGTGCAAAGTGTTCTTTGTAGAGATATACTGTGGAATTATGTCCGACGAATCGCTCTACAAAATCACAAAGTTTTATATTTTCTGTTATCATTCTTTGATCTGCTTTTAAACGTTCAATCTCGGCTTCAAGTTCCGCTTGCTTTTCATTACACGCTTTTTTGCGATATCCTGCATTGTAAAAATTTATTGCAATTTGCTTTGCACATGTATATGACAGTGTATTTTTCAAGGCTATAAATGCCATTTCTTCAATTTGTTCTTTTTTTGTCATTTTATCTCCTTTGATACTAACGCGGTATGTTCTATTACCTCTTCGGTAAACTTCCCGAAATCACCAAAACTTCTCTCGCTCATTTTAATTCCACCTCACGTGATCTATTATTTGGTTGTTTTTAAATTTCCAATACTGAATAATTTTGCAATTTTTCTCAACTTCTCTAACGTTTCCGGAGCCGGTATTTGAATACCAATCCGAAGTTGTTTTGATAACTTCTTTTGCTTCGTCAAACGTTTCGCAAATTGCAACGTCTACATCATGACCGTAGTCATTTACGTGCGAAACGATAAAATATGTTTTCATATATACCTCATAAAGTCCCACTAATTCTTTTTAGTTTCCAAAAAAACCTGAACTTTTTTTGTTTTACTTCGTACCATAAATAAAAAATTCTATCTTTGTAATCCGATTTGTTTTTTATTATTACTACCGCAGTGCCTTTACCGTTATCTTGAATATCCAAAATATCAAAATTACGCATAGAAATTTCATTTGCTATATCTTCCTCGAACCAACTTTCAGACGGTACGTTCTTAATACATTCGTTGTGCTTTTGTTCATGTTGTATTACAGAAACGATACCACATATTATTATTAATATCCACACTATAAGAAGCAAAACAGGTTTGCCACATTCAAGTGATTCTAACCTCTTCTTTTCCATTTGTTATACATACCTCACTAATTCCCAGTGCCAATTAAACGAATCAAAACTTTTTAGTTTATATAAGCACCGATAATATTGCTCTTTATCGTGAATCCAAATTTTAATCAAAACAACTATTTGCCCCTCGCCCGTATCGTCAATATCCAAAACATACAGATCGGTCGTCAAAAACTTTTTTTCTAACTCTTCCTCGAACCAATTTTCTGACGGAATATTATCGATACATTCGTTGTAGTTTTCTATTGACTTTTTAACCCAAACAGTTACGAGTATGGCAAGAACCACAACTGTAATGCAGATAGTGAAAATAATACTCCGATCGGGCGTTTCTTTTGCTTCTTTTTTCATTGCTCCACCTCTTCAACAAACATATACGACTGCGGCGGGCGGGTTACTCCTAATTCTGAAAGCGAAAGCGGCTTGTCGTAAATCTTTAAGTCGGATATATGCCAAGCGTAACCATTGCCTTTCATTACTCTTAAATCTTTATCTTCTGGAATATTAAAATATTTTTCAATCTCTCTTTCGGTTAGACAACCGTTCGTTAAACAATCGTGATAGAATAAATCAATACCATAATCGCTACATTTTGCATTTACCATTTCAATCCTATCGCAGATAAACTCGCCGATAACTTTACCCATATCCGTGTAGTGTGATTTGTTATTAAGAAACGAATTAAATCTATCGTTTAGATAGCGCATTTTGCTTTCTTTTGTTTCATAGATATAAGCCTTAAACGGCACTTCTTTCGGTGCAGACTTCTTTACGAGTATGTTGCAATCACCGCTCGCAATTTTCTCACACCATTTCGGGCGAATACTGATTAGAACACTTTTCATTGCTCCACCTCTTTAATAAACATATACGATTGCGGCGGGCGGGTTACAATCTTTTCCCCTTTTTCTTCGCACCAGCATTCAAAATAAAGCGAGTTTTTACAATTTTCGCAACTGACTTTGCAAGGTATACAAAACTCGCTTAACTCTTTCGGTTCGCCGTAAACTTTCAAATTTGAAATGTGCCAGCCGTAAGCGAGTTTTTCTTTCTTGTATGCCATAATTTCGTTGTAAGATAAGCAACTTTCCTTGCATATCATTTCCGAGAATTTACCGGGCATACCTGTGTAGTCTTGTGGGTAATAATCAAGGCAAATCGACTTATCGCAAGTAAATTCTATTCCGACTTTTCCGAAATGCTTGCGATATTTTTCTTGAAATTCTTTCGGTATTTTTGCAAAAGATTTTTCGTCCTTACTCATATAAAATAAAATGTTTTGTGGTAGATTTTTTAAACCCGATTTTCTTATTTCGAGTGTTTTAATTTTTTCACCGATTAAGTAATAATAATACGGCTTAAGACTTGCTAAAACTTTCATTTTTTATTTTTGCTCTCCTTTCATATCGGTATCTTCTTCCCATAATTTTATATTTCTTTGACGGCAAAGGTCTTCCAACATATTGCTTTGTCGAGAAAGCCACCTTTCGTACTTCTCTCTTTCGAGTATGTCTGCGATATCATAACCGCGTTCATACATTTCTTCGGCTTGGCTACCGAGCGTTTTAAACACCGCGTCGTAATACTCTTTTTTAAGTTCTTCGTCGGTTAAAGTGTCCGTATGTTTTTTTAATTTTGCGAATTCCCTTTTATTCATTTTTGTTCCTCGTCGTCCAATACTGGATTGTATTCTTCGCCGTTAAAATGCGTTATCGTTTTAGGCAACTCAGTCCAACTCTCCTTTGCTCTTTTGCTCGCTTCTTCTTTAATTTTTTGGTCTTTTATTTTTTGCTCTTTAAGTTTCTGCAATCGTTCAATTTCGTGGTGTATATACCATTCGGCTTTCTCTAAATCCTCGATTTCCTTTTCGGGATTTTTCTTGCCGGCTCTCGAAATGTATTTGATTGCATTGCCGCGACAATAATTGAAATTCTTATCGTCGATATAGGTTATTACTTCTATTTTTCCGTCCGTATAATGCGACGGATGATTTACTGCATCGTTTGCCATATTATTCCCTACCCTCTTTCAACTTTCTTAATTCCGTCACATAATTGTTCTGTGCTTTTTTGAAAGCATTGTGCGTGGTTTCTAATTCTTCGGTATAGATAGACTGTTTGCAGTCAACGCATTTTCTCCATCTGATTACCGAGTTGTCTGTTGCTCTTGAACAGATTACTTTTGTTTCTCCGTTACATACCGGACATTTCATATTCGTTTTTCTCCTTTTTTTAATAAATACAATATTGTGCTTTTTTGTTCCAACAATCGGGCTTCGGGCAACAGAAATGGTATCTTCTGTCACACTTCGCACAGGGCAATTTATCCCAATCGACTGTTATTTCTTTAATCGTGCCGTCTTTTTCAATTTTCTTGATTTTGCGAATATTCATTGGATTTCCTCAATTCCTTCCAAAACTCTAACTATTTTAATTCTTCCCTGTGCAATCATTTCATCTGCATACCACACATTTGATACAAACGCTTTTTGTGCCGTTTCTTTGGTTGCATAAGTTTTTATTTGGAGATTGTTGTCGAAATTATCTATTTTGCTAAATAAATAAGAACCACAATAATTGCTAATCCCATTAAATAAACGGGATATAATTTTGATTTAACACGACATTTTTCTTTACGCTTCATTTTAAACTCCTTTTCTCGCGTTTATCCGCACGGGCGCGGTTTTTATAAATTGCATTTGTTCCTATTTCTTTTTATTAAATTATTTCAATATAAATTTCATACAGTCGTGTAAAGTCGTGCCGTTGTGTTCCGTGCCTATATAGTCTAACTCATACGCTTTAAGTTCTTCCGTTGTTAGTATGCGATTATAAATCAAAATATCGTGATACTTGCCTCTTGCGTCGTCTTGCCGTTCAATAAAACCGTCCATAGGCTGACAACCAATCGAAAACCCGCGTAAACGCATTCCATATTTGTATTTCATATATAACTCCTTTGCGGTAGAATAACCGCCACCGCTCGGTTTTTATAACTTATATTAATAATCAGTCAACATATATCTTTCTAAAACCTAAAAACTCGCCGTACTCATTGTAAACTGCTACTGCTATAACAGTTATCCCTGCTTCGCTTTTCATACAAGTATCGTAAAGTTCTTGTTTTGTTGCATACAATTTCATTTTATACTTCTTCGGGCGGATGCCCTTTTCTTCCTTTCTGTTTTTGTATCTATATCTTATCACAATAAAAAAATATTGTCAACTACTTTTTGACAATATTTTAAAATTATTTTAATTTTTTCTTTCGGTGTTTATCCCATAGTGTCTTAATCCCCGCTGTTGCGCCTAAACAAATCAGCAAAAACGGCGTTCCCGGGAGTTGCCAAAAAATAAAGCAAGCCGTCGCAAAACCCGACAATGCAATGCCGGCGGGTGTGGATAGTCCAACGCATAAGGCAATTATATACGGAACCCACACTTCTGAACTCAATACTATGTAGACAATCGCAAATATGACAAAAGTGCGCCAATCTTTGCAATTTCGAGCAATCCATTTAAAGGGTTTGAGAATATATCCCCAAATCTTTTTAAAAAACTTTTTCATATACGCAAAGTATAGCACACTTTTTATGCTTCTGCAAGTGTTTAGTGTATTTTGAACGAACGCCAGCGTTTCAGTTGCCCGATAATCGGCTGAAATCCGTATTCTGTGGCAGTTAAAATATGGTCGTCAACGTCGGCTCGGGCTTCGCCTTTCTTGCCTCTACGGGCGTTTTTTATCTCTCTGATAAGGTTTTTACATTTATCGCAGACAAGGAATGACGAGTAAGCCATCATTAACCGCCAAAAGTCGATACGGGATTGAATACTGATTTTTGTCGAGCCGAAGAAATGCAGGTTATAGAAGCCCCATTCACGCGCTTTCATTTCAAGTACGGCTCGCGCTCCTACGTCTGCCGAATCGACGTAAACGTTGACTTGACCGTTCATAAGGATTGTCGAACCGCCGCCGTATTGCTCGAACCATTTCGCAATATACTGCATAATTCGATCGGCTTGAGCAGGTAGTCCTAAATTTTCGCGATCGTCGGTGTTGCAAGCGTTATCTGCCGCGTTGTTGCTGTGGTAGTATTCGTCGATAACGACCATTTTTTCGAGGTCAGACGTAACCGCGCAAAGCGACATAGTTGTTGCTGCGCGAACTTTCTTTGCCGCGTCCTCGTTTTTCCCGACTTTGATTTTCTTACCTTCGCCGTCGGATAAGCCTATATCTATACCGATTGCAAAGTCATAGAATTGCATTGCAGGTCTGCCCATATTATCCGAGCCGACAAAAGCCGATAACGGAAGAATCAAAGAATCGTTGAATTCGTCGTAAACACTCGAGCCTGTATTACCGAACATTCCAAGAAATTCAACCTGATAAATCTTCGGGGACTTGCGTTTCATTTCCTGAGCCGATAAATCATAATCTGCGGCGCGAAACTCGTTTATCTTGTAAGTTGACTTATGGAGATATAAACCCCTGCCATAAGGTCCGATAAAGTCTTGATTAAAGTAATCGAGATATTGAACTTCAGGACGGTCTAACATTTCGTAGTCATCGTCGAGTCTGCCTTTGAAAAATTCTTCATTAAGCCAAGATTCGCCGTCCCATGCGTTAAAACACATTGTGATTTGAAAAAACAAATCTCCGGGCAATTTACCACGGATTGAACCGTCGAGTTTACGAAAATCCTCGAACGTCGGAATTTCAAACGCTTCGTCGATATACGCGTCGGTAAAATATCCGTGAGCAAAAGTGATACCGTTCAGAGATGTCGGATTGTTAAGTCCACGAAAGATTATCTGCTGACCTGTCGCGGTGTATTCGATTGTGAGCGGGTTTTTAGAAATCTTAAAACTGTTTTCCAAACCGAGATCAATAATACGCCCGGTGATATTTTCAAAAGTCGACTGTCTGTTATCGCTATCGTTCTGACGCGCGATAAGAATGTTTCTGCGCGGATCCGATAATATCTTTATAATCGGCTCGCAACCTATTATATTATAGGATTTCTTTGTGGAACGTGCGCCACAAAATAATCTGTAACGCACTCTGCAATTCGTGAACCACGCGTCTGTATATCCGCCGCCGATTAGTTTTGAAAGTGATAATTGTTTATTACCTCTTTCATCAAGTATAAATATATCATCCCGCATCCGAAGTCACCTCGACTTCTTCTAAAACATCGCGTTTCTTTAACTCTTCTATTTCTTCGGGGAAATACTTATCGAGCAAATCTTTATTATAGTACACCGAAGAATCGCTTGTGTCGAGTGTAGAAAATCCTAACCACCTGTCGCCTTTCAATTCAATAAGCAACTGCCAATTCGTAATCATTTCAATAAAAGTCGGCGTGGGTTTTAACTGCCCGTCCCTCGAATATCTTAAATCGAAACGTTCCTTAAATATCTTTTTGTTTGGTTTATAAAACTTATCCCGCCATTCGGGGTTATTGTAAAACTGTTTGATTTTATACTGAACAAGTTCGTGTTCATAATCAAACGGAACGACTTTTACGACCGTCAAATCCAACGTTGGAATAAGGTCATATCCGATTTCGCCGAATAAATTGTTGTCTACTGTGTCTTTGATTTTATATACTTTATCCATAAAACCGTCCTTTAAAATCTTGATTTTAACGCTCTGCGTCTTACGTCGTATGCTCTTACGCAATACGGAATATCTATATCCACATAATCATATACGATAGGTTGTTTTTTATTATCCATATATCTTTCGATTCGTCCCACAGACTGAACGATCATAGCCTTTTCCTTTATCGGCGTTGCAAGATGCAGAGTATCGAGAGCCTTTATCGAAACACCCTCTTTCAGTAACGAATAAGTCGCAACCAAAACTTTCCAATCCGTTTTGCACGTCAGAATCTCTTTTCTTTTTTTCGCTGTGACTGCGCCGGTACAAACAACCGCATTTATTCCGCGTTCGAGCAGTTTCTCCGCAATGATTTTGCAATGCTCAACTCGAAGCGTTAATACGACCTGTTTTCTGCCCTCTGCGTCGCATTTTACTATGTTCTCGATAATCTTATCGGTTCTGCCGTTATCTTCCGACAGAGCGTTAATAAGGTCATTATAGACAATCATTCCCGAAGTGTCGTAAATCTGCATCATTTGAGATACTTCGTCATAACCGTTATACAGTTCGATTTTCTCTTGTTTTGCCGTAATCGTCTTTACTTCTTCTTTCGGGACCTTATATGCGGGAGCAAACTCGCCGTTGTTATCGCAACCTAAATATGCGTACATTGCTCTGATAAGATCCGCTCCCCCGCTTCTTGTCGGTGTCGCAGTCAATCCGAATTTGAATCGCGCGGGAATACTTGTCAGAACCTTTCCAAACATTTGTAGTTTCGACGGAACAGAAAAAACGTGAGCGCATTCGTCGCAGATAATAACGTCAAACTCGTTTTTATAATACGACGGATCGATTTTGCTCAAAGTCTGAACGGTTGAAATCGTTACATCCTCGCCGATTTCAAGTTTCCCCTCTGTGGTTAACCCTATCTTAATCGACGGATAAAGTTCTTCCATATCCGCTTTTGCTTGTCGCAACAAATCGCCTGTAGAACACAACCATAACGCTTTTTTGCCTATGCGACGAATGATTTCTATACCCATCAGACTCTTTCCGGATCCACAGGGAGCCACTAAAACACCGCCTTTTGCCTTTAACATTGCGTTTACAGCGATCTCTTGATAGTCGTATAACGGGAATGCGGGCTTGCAATCTGCAATGCTGATTTCGCCGGCATTATTAAACGTTGCGTTAAAAGCGTTTCTGTAAATAAATTTCCACACAGCCTTTAGCAATCCGAACGGCAATATTAATCTGTTTCCGCGTTTTGCGTATAAGCAAAGTTTTTCGGGGACTCTGCGCCATTTTATGAGATTGTCTTTCCCCAAGAGTTTCAACTGAGTATATTCGGGATTTGTCAGCGTAAGCCATTTCTCTGCCCAATCCAAAATCTCTTGCGTTGGATCTATTATTTCTATTTCACTTCCGATATTGGTTTCCATACAAGTTCCTCAATTCCCACTGATTTTCTGCCGATTTTTTCTAAGGCTTTATAAAGCCTATACGGCATAAAAAAGAATCCGTCGGGTTTTCTTTCCCAATAAATAAAAAATCCAACGTTGGCTAAGTTTGCGAATTCTGCAGCCATTTTCATAGAAGTTATCTGATTCGGTTCAATTCGTTTAAAATCAAACGATGCCTCGCTCGCTTCTAAGTGCTTTGCGTCGACAAACCACGCCTCTCTGTTTCGTCCTGCAATGATGTCGAACGGTTGCCCGCCGATTTTCTTTGGAAGAATATAAACCCAAAAGCCCATACTCTGAAAATATCGGGCAAGCCGTTCCTCAGTTGCGTTACCGACTTGTAATTGTTTTGATTTTACCATATGTCGTGTCCCCCTATGTTTGCGCCGTTAAGTCTTATGCCGACGTACATACGAACGCCGTTCGACATCGATTGAATCTTAATGCCTTTTTTAGTAAGTCTGTCACGGAACATACTTTCGCGCATTTCGTATTCTGTGTTATTCTTAAACCACGACTTGAAATGCGAATATAATTCTCTGCACTCGACTTTTGCGTTTGTTGCATACGTACATTCATTGACAAGAAACTGCTCTACCATATCCATTTTATATTTATATCTGTCTTTAAGTTCCTGCAATCTCGGACAACGAATAAAGTTGCCTAATTGCCAATACTTCATAAAGCCTTGTATGCACCAGCCGAGAATCTTCGCGCTTTCTTTTTCGAGTTTTTCGGGCAGAAATTTGTCTTTTTCTTTATCGGTAAAAGTCCGCAAAAACGGAACAGTTTCCAATCTACGCCAAATACCGTTATCCGTACCTTTTATATTCGGCAAGTTATTCGTCGACATCCATATCTTATAGTGTGGATAATAAGTGAACGGCTGACCGTATTTAAACTGAGCCTGTATCTTATCGCTACCCGTTATGATCTTGACTTGCGATTCTGCAAACTTTGCGCCCTCGTCCGTTTCGCCGGTAGCAACAAATCTTACGCCGCGAAGTCTTGCCAAAGAATACTCAACCGCAACCGAATTCCCGTTCTTTTGCGACATTAAAACGCTACTCGGAATACTTGTCGCATAATCGCCTAAAATCCTTGCGATTTGCTCTGTTAAAGTCGATTTACCGTTTGAGCCGTCGCCGTAAAGCATAAACATTACTTGCTCTTTTGTAGAACCCGACAAAGAATATCCTAAAAACGTCTGAATAGAATTTACGATTTCTTCGGTTTCGACGATATTGCCACAATCAAATACGCTACAAATGAATTTAAGCCATTCCGTCGGTTCTTCAAACGAAACTTCCGTATTCGTATTTTTCGACATGTAAAACTCTTTATCGAATGGCTTTATTTCGCCTGTTCGCAAATCCACAATACCCGAATCCGTATTAAGCAAATAAATGTCTTGGTCGAAGATTGAGTTTTCTACAGCCATTTTCTTTATGTGCCGTAATTCGGAAAGCATTGAATCTTTCCCGGATTTATTCGAGATTTTCTTTTTGTTTTTTATCATTTCGGCAAGCAATACGGTGTACTGCGCCGCTTTCTCGTTTTCGCCTTGTCTTTTGGCTTCTTCTATCTGCCCGGCTACTTCGTCCTCTTCCGACTGCAATATCGAAATCATTTTATCCGCATACTTACGAATAATAATATCTCCGTTGTCTTTTATCCATGTTTTGCCCGTCCAAAACATAAAGCATTCGTCGGTCGTGTTGTACTTAAAGCAATCTCCGAAATAATCATAAAATCTTTCGGCGTTTCCCGTATCGGTTAATGTGTAATGTCTGAAAATCTTTTTAATTCTGAATATAGGCTCTCCATCCGCATTAAGATTCATTCCGTTATCTTTAGTCGCAGACGCAACCTCATTTCGTATCGTATAATTCCTTTGCGGTGTTAATCCTTTAGTGTCACCGTTTGTAAACGATCTGTCGCAAGCATACCCGCCAACACAGTCCGCAATCGCCTTTGTAAGCGTTATTTCGCCGTAAGTCTGACTTCCTCTGTATTGGTCCCATTTATCGCGCATTAAAGCCGAACTACGGAATATTCTATCCATTTGAGCCTTATCAGAGTTGCACCACCACGCTAAAAGATTGCAGAACGACATATCCGCCGCGCTTTGGTCGTTGTTGTCCATGGAAATATCGCCGTCGTGATAATATGCGTAAAACTTTTCTCCGCCTTTACTCGCATATGCGGCTTTGATTATTTCGTCGTCGGATAACATTAAAGCGTTTGAGTTCGGCTGACGAGGCTGTATCGCAGGACGATTTGCCTGATATTCCGATTGTACGAACTTTTCCCACAAAGGCTTTACTTGCTCGGTTCGGTCGTTGATTGTGGTATTTCGGATAACGTTACCCGTAAAAGCGAAAAACCGTCCTGAATCGTACATTTCGACGCAACCTTTTCTACGGTTCCCCTTAGGCAATGTCCCCGAGCAAATTATATGTACACCTTTCCCGCTCTGTGAATACTCGGTATACGAATCGAGCGCGGAAATAAACTGCTCGGAAAAGGTTTTAAACTCTTCGTCGTTCATTGCAATGTTTCCGTCTTTATCCGCGTGATTATCGAGATCGATGCCAAATATACCGTTACCAAGGACAAAACCTAATCCATCGCAATGATATTTAATACAACCGTTTAATGCTATGTTGAAGTTGCTCCATGTCAAATCGTCATTAACCCTCGCGAACTTACCGTTTAACGCATTATACGGGCGTTTTGTTGTCTTTCCGTCCTCTCTCCCCTCAACTTTAAAACAAATCCAACGCTTAAGTGTTTTTAGTTCATTCGGAACGCTTTTATATTTTTCTTGTAATGCAAATAAGTCCATAATTCGCCCACCAAATTTTTTATTGGAAGGCGGCTACGGAATTGAACCGTATTGAGCCGAGGGGAATATGCTGTGTGTTGTGGAAACCCTCTCTCGCCGCCTATAAAAGCCCACAACCATTTGTCATGGGCTTGATTGTTTTAAAATTAGAAAGGAAGATCGTCAGGCGCGGCTTCAAGAGTTGCGTCTTTCGTTCCCTGCGGAATGTTTTCGGACATTCTGTAAGAAAGATAATCCACAACACTCTTTGCCGGGTAATCGCCTTGCGCTTCTTGCGTTACGATCGATATAATCATATTCTGTCCGTTAATGTACTGAATAAGATCGTCGTAATCTTCAAAGTCTTGCCTTGCCACAGGAATTGCATTAAGGATCCCGTTTATCTTCGAGGAATTATATTCGCCCGTGGTTTTGTTTTTGTAAATACCGTCGAAAATAATTCTACCGCCGAATTTTTGGTCTACATCTTTACGAATCGTGAACTTGCAGTTTATATACTGATCGCCGCTTTTCGTTTTCGCCCATTCCGCTTCGAGTGTTACCTCGTAATCGCCGTCTGTGATAAGTTCGTATTCTCTGTTTTCTACTTTTCCGTCAAAATGCAACATATTTGATTATTCTCCTTTTGTTTCTTTATTTTCTTCGTTGCTTTTTTCGCTTAAATATTTCGCCTTGCAGTCAGCCGAACATACGCCCGCGCCGTATGCTTTCTTTGTTGCGAGATAGGTCTTTTTATCCATAACCGTTCCGCATACTTCGCAAGCGTACACTTCTGCCACAGGGACTTCTGCTTTAATTCTTAAGCAAGGTACGATGTCGCGAGCAAATTTCGTCGTGGTCGCAAAAACTTTAATTTTTTTACCGATCCAATTCTCGATTTCGCCCGTCTTGTAAATCTTTTCTATAGTCTTGCAATTTGTTTTATTCAAAACCATAGGTTTTACTTCTACGCCGTCTACGTTCGTTTCCTCAAAACTTGCTACAATGCAATTTTCGCTTTTCCCGCCCTCGGCTGTTACGAGTTGACGCTTGATATCCTTAATTGTAAGAACAACTTCGTCTGCCTTACCCTCGAGCGAATACGCTCCAAGATAATCATAGTTTGCTAAATTTTTCCAGTGCATAAATTCTGCCCTCCCTGTTATTTGTTATCCGAATATTCTTCGGGTTTAACCTTTTCGTCGTTACATTCTATACCCTCTTCGCGAAGTTCATCACCGCTCATTCCGGCATATTCGTAACTTATCAATCGCGCCTTTTTCGTCGCTCTGCAATACGCGCATTTTTCGCAACGATGCGGCGCGACTTTCCCTTGCCGTATCTGTAAGTATCTCGGCAAATTATTTTTTACTGTTTCTAAAGCCTTGTCTAACTTCTCTTGTGGGATTTCAAACAAGCCTATATCGGGCGGTGTTTCTTTTGTTGCGCAGACCAAATAACAAGGCAACGTTTTGCCCGTATTCTGTCTGACGATTTCTTGAAATATCGCAAGTTCGATATCGTAGTCGTATGCCTCTACGAAATTTACATACGCTCTATACGCGTCCGACCAAACTTTCCCGAAATCTTTCATAATCTTCAAATCGACTATCGCCTCGTCTTTGAGATACGAGTCTATTTTGATTTTAAAAGGCACACCGCAAATTTCGCCCGACATTATAACCTGCTTTTCGCCGCTCATAAAGTGCATAAGCGTAGAATCTTGCGCTATTCTATAAATTATATCGTTTGCCCGGGAAAAATCCTTTTTTAGTTCTCCCGTTCTGCTATTAAACATTTCGGGATGGTCCTGCTCGAACTGCTCAGCCTCTCCGCTAAAATAAGCGTCCACATACGAGCCTACGAGGAACGCAATTGAAGCCTCGGTCTGATAATCCGAAAACGCCGCCGCCTCACATTCCAAAAACTTTGAAAATCGAGAATATGACAAATAATAATGATTATATTTGTAATTCTCTTTCGTTAAATTTTTATCGATCATCTTTTTTCTGTCGAGGCATCGAATAATTTATCGTAATCGGAATTTAATGCTTCGGACAATTTATATATCGTCTGCACCGTAGGTTCGCATTGTCCCGACTGCAAATTCGATAACTGCGCTACAGACAATCCCGAACGCTCCGATAATTCCTTAAGCGTTAAACCCTTTTCGATAACGAGCCTCTTAAACTCCTCTCCGAATTTACTTTTCGCCGTCATTAATTTTTCTCCTTTAAAATTTTTTGACAGCATATTCTATTTCCACACTTTACTTATTGCTTGTCTTTTTTAATGCCGTATTAATCGCCGACTGAATCTTTTCCATATCCGTAAATGAAATCATATCGAGCGCATTAATATTTTTAAATCTGCCACTTGCAAGCACTTCGCCCTCGTTCGTTACGTAAACTGTTTCTGCCGGGACTGTATACTCGACTTTTACACCAAAGTTTCCGTTTGCCGAGTCAAAGAACACGTTGACTTTCGATACACCCATCTTTATAGTCCCTATCTGTTCCTTTAACTTCTCGTACAGTTTCGCTTTATGCGCGGAGTTTTGGTCGAGTTCTTTTAAAATTGCTTTAATTTCTTTGATTTCATTCTTTACCGTCGCCATCGTTATTCTCCATTGTTGCAAGGATGTAATCTATCATTCTCTGCCTTTCTTCGTTCGAGGTCGGCTGAACTTTCAGATTATCCATACCGTACAAGTCTATCGCTGTGCATTTAAATAATTTACACAGTTTGCTTTGTACGCTTGCCGATAAATTTTTACATATCGGACTTTCCCAAAACATTACCGAGGATCGCGAAACCCCGAGTATGTCAGCCACTTCTTGTTGTGACATTCCGGTTTTCCCTCTGAGTTTTCTAATGTTCAACATTCCTTTTCACCTACCTTGTGATTGGATTTTAACACATAAAAAAAATATTGTCAAGCGTTTGTTGACAATATTTTAAAAATATTTTAATTTTTTTAAATCGTGCGAGGGAACCTCGGATGGTTGCGAATAACGTGGTTCAAAAGTCCACACGCATTGAGAGCGTCTATCGCGGCGGGACACAATGCAATCTCTTCGAGTTCGGCGCGGGAAATTATCCTGCCTTTTTCTATGTCGTAACCCGAATCGGTCATAATGTCGCTGTTCCTTAAGACGTATTCCGCTTGTTTTATAACGGCGCGTTTCATACAGTCTAATTGATACTGACACAAATTATCCCACGGATAAAGCCTAAATGACAGTTTATCCACACGAAACATCAGATCGTCCTCTATGTTTTTCAAAAACAGTTCCGCGCTGTTCGATATATTATCGTTAGGTTTTAATATCGCCCGTAAATCTCTGCCCGTATAATTAAAAAAATCATCGGGAGTTACAAATTTCGGGGACGTTTCAAATTCGGTCATACTGCCACCTCAAACAAATTATATATCATTTGAGTTGAGTTGTCAAGACTTTTCGTGAATTATTTTAGCACATTTCGATTTTGAAACCCGATTAACCTTTTAACGCTTGCATTAAAGCGTTAAAATCTATTCCTTTTTGTTTGCACATTTGCTTTACGAGTGCTTCAGGATTCTGCCCCTGAACCATTTGCATTGCTTGTGCCATTTGTGGATTTTTAGCCACAACCCGCTGAACGAGTGTATTTATGTCCCCGTTACACATTGCCTGCATTTGCTTTAACTGCTGTATGCTTTGCATAAGTTGCGGGGGCAAATTCGACATATTCATTTGCGGCATTCCGCTGTTTAAAATATTCATATTATTTATCTCCGTTCACAAATTGCTTAAATAACTCTAACGAGCATTTTAACTTGGCATTTTCTTGCTCTAACTTATCAATTTGCTCGTTCAAATCTGCAATCTTAAGTTTAAGGTCTTTTATTTTCTGCATTTCCATATTATAATCCAACGCCGTCATTTGGTTTTACCTCCGACTGTTGTTCGATTTTATTCATTAGCGTGTTTAATTTCGCCTGTAGAGCCTCAAATTCTTCTTTGCGAACGAAATCTTGCGGATTTATGCTTTGTGCTTCTGCGGGCGTTTTCTCGGCTTCTTTATGCTCGATTACGTCATAAGCCTTTACATCGAAATGTCCCGTTCCGTCAACTACTTTGCGATATATCATAGATTTGTCGTTATCGAAGAATATATAATCGCTGTTCGGATCGAGCATACGCATTTTTACATCCTCTATGCCGCTTACAAATATCTTATTGGTATTTATTTTCGGCTGTTGAGGTTGCTGTTGCGGTTGCTGATAATTGTTATAAAAATTATAAGGATTGTAGTTAGGTACTTGCGTCGGTTGCATTCCCGGCATAGGATTGCCGAAGTTGTTTCCGTAATACATTATTTTCCGCTCCTTTCATTTTATTTTCGACTATAATTTAGCACAAAAAAATAGGTCTGTACACCCACAAAAGGGATACAAACCTATTATTTTGTATTTAATTTTTCTTTTAGTCGCTTCTTTCGTATCTGAACCGACTTTTCATTAATACACAATTGATCGGCAATAACGCTTTGCTTTGTCTTATGTATAAAGAAATCGATTGCAAGTTGCTTATTATCTTTACTTAAACGCAATTCGTCACAACGCTTTATCAGTTCGGATTCGCTACACGTTTCGCAATCAAACAGTTTCGGCTCAGTCAGCCGTTCCAATTTTGCTACACTCGTATTATATTGTTTTTGTAATTGTCCGACATATGCGATTATGTAACAAAGAAATATAATCGAAAGCAAACTGAACCGTAGCGGAATAATAATTACCATACCCACAACAAATATCACCGTCGTCACTATTCGGCATTGAGCGTGTGTCGGACAGTGGTATTGATACTTAAATTGATTGCGGATAATCCAATGACATATGAAAAAGAAAACCGCTTCAAACCACTTATTTAAGATATATGCAGGTATAATAATAGCGATAACCGCAGAGATTATCGCTATTACCGTATTCTTTAGTTTAATCTTCGTGCTGAACTGCATAAGAGATAATCTCGGTATTTGCTTTTGCAAGTTCGATCAAGGTTTCCTTATCGTACTTACCCGATTTGATTTTTGCAAGCAATTTTTCAGTGGCTTCAATTGCAGTGCCTAAGTCTGTGCCGTAAAGCGGCAAACCTAAAATTCCCATTATTTTTACTCCTTATCGTTATTTTTTCTATAATTGAAAGCGAAGTATAACAACGCTTCAAATATATACACATCTATCATTAATATCAAAAGCGTTGCGAAATTGTAATCCGCTATCATACTTTTGATATTGCGTACCTCAAGAGTAAAAACTTGTAATAAATTAACCGAAGAATACACGACTGTTGTCGGAAACAATTCGGCTTTCATTATACACGGCAATAAAATCATTAAAATGTTATTGATTGCCACATAATATTGAGGAAGAATTTCTTTTATCGCGTAACCAAACAGAATAGCCGCACAGATTATCAGCATTTCTTTTGTGGATAATCTTTTCTTCCTGCAACACGCACAACAAGACAAATAGTACAGCGTAAACGACAATATCGAACTTGCCAAGTACCACGCCTACTTATGCGTATCTATATAACGCCCGATTTTACAAATTTGTTCGTTTTGGGCAGTTTCAATAACAAATGACGGAAAAATCAATTTGAGAATATATAAGAAAAGCAGTATCGCTCCGCTAAGGATTAAACCCATTATCCATACATTTTCAAACCGTTTTATTTTCATTTTCCCGCCCCCCTTTGCATATATTATACCACTTATTTTTTGTTTGTCAATAGGTTTATGAAAATTTTCATAAAAATATTTTCGACAAAATAATTGCGTGATATAAAACAAGAGCAGAAAACGCAACAAGAAGCACCCACGAGCCTATATTGGCTGCTTTTTTGTTTATCTTACCTAATAGCCCTATCGCCAACAACAAACCGCCCACAACTCCGATTTTGAACGGATAAACGAGATTCGTCCGTATGAGCCACCGCCCTATCGGATTACCCTCGACGGATAACCCGAACAGGCTGACTAAATACATTGTGGCGATAAGGTCTATTAAGTTAAATATGTAAGTTATTATAAGTCTTGCTTTCATTTGCGTTTGTTTTCAATCCTTTCAAAGTACGCCTTTTCTTGTTCGTCGCTTATAAGTTTCTCGCCGACATATTTCATATCCTCTATGCGATACTTGTTACTCAACCTACACGAAGTAAGTATTCCGTTTGCAAAGAGGTTGTAGTGTTTATCGGTTATGACGTTATAGAACTTGACTTCTTTCTCGACAACTTCTTGCAAAACGACTGTCGGGAATGTTCCGTCTTGTGCGAACGTTGTAGTTCCGTTTGGTGTGTCTTTACAACCCGTATGAGTAAATGCACCAGCTTCTTTGTTGAATATACGGTGA